CTTAATAATGTGTAATGTTGTCATAACTTTTCCCTTTCTTGCCTGCCATCATCAGCGCTGGGAGGCAATCCCCAACGGACGCCCAGTATATCGAGCGCGTTGAGTTCAACTGGAGCCGCATGGGCGCAGCAGGACATGAACTTTTTAAAGATTTAGATGTGCCGGAGGCTGTAGCATATCGCATCAAGTCTAGCAGAGAGTGGAACCCGGACGACTGCCGCCGCCTGTGTGAACTGGCCGACATGGCGAACGAGTACGACAGCGCCGACAGTGACACCGTAGAGGACGTAGTAAGCGCAGCAGCCGACAAGCTCGGCGTTGAGATTTTTTGAGAGGAGGCAGCCACATGAGTTACAGCAAGTTATCAATTTTAAAACCAGGACAGACTTTTAGTATCGGAGACGCTGTTTTTATTTTGCTTGAGCACGGCAAGGATACTACAAAAGCATTAGCTATCAAGAATGCTTGGACTACTCAGCCGGTTATGATGGAACAACCGTTTGACGCGCATGAGTCTAATTATAAGCTTTCGGAGCTTAGAAAGGACATAGAATCATGGGATAATCAAGGATGGATCGAAGATCAGGTAGGAGCCGAGAACCTAGTAGAACACACCGTAAGTTTAACAACGGTAGATGGACAAGACGACTACGGAGAGTTAACATGTAAGGTCCGCCCGATCACTTTTGACGAGGCCAGAAAGTATAACAATTTGATTTCAGATCCTGACGACGACAGCAGCTACACAGCAGGTTATTGGACGTGTACAGCATGGAGCGTACCGCGCCGCACCGGATATGAGACAGGCAATTTTGTTGCATATGTTACCTATAACGGCATGATTGAGCAAAATAATCCCTATTGGGGCTATGATGTGCGGTTAGTGTGCGTTCTTAAGTCAGATATTGACGTATTAGTTGATTGACCAAGGCAGCCGCCCCGGAGGTTACGAGGGCAGGAAGGCGAAAAAATGAAAATTAAAGATGAAAAAAGACTCGTAGAAATTATTATGAGAGTATGGGAGAATGGCCAATATAGCCAAGACCTCAGCACCGATCTTTTAGTTGATGGCTCTTTCAGATATGGCCAAGGGGCTTATAAGGTGGATAGCGTCGATGAAGTCATTGATTATGCTTTTGACTGGCAAAATTGCACAGGTGATTTTGTCGATGATGAAGACCCAGACAACAACCGCCGCGTTGATGTTGATGTAATTTCTAATTCAAGCCATGAAAAGCCGTACGATGAGTTCACAGCGAGAGCGCAGCAAGTAAAATCTGACGCACTGGCAACGGATGAGGCTGTCTCCCTTTTTGATGGGGGATGGCGAAGCAGTGATTATTACCAGCTCATGTTTGAGCGTAGATGTGACAAAGAAGAAGCCGCCGGTATCTGTGCAGCACTTGCCACTTTTGAACAGTAGCTCACATCTGCCCGGCAAGGTTAGAGCCGGGAGAAAGAAGTTTTATGCAAACGATTAAAATTTTTAGAGTGTATGGAGCCGAGGGACACCGCCAGCGCGAAAGTTTTTATCGCTCCTATGTATCCGATATATCACGCCCAAATTCTCCGCGCTCCATCGAGGTGTGGAACAGTGACAAGACAAGGACCAATGATTTTTCTATTTTGCAGATCGTTGGAGAATCGGACGTTGACTGCTACACCGAACTACAATTGCAACTGTCAACTGGAGCTTTTGAGTGCTCGAAAGTAGGCGATGTATACGAGATTCTGGCCGATGGCCTCGCCGTAAAGATGGGAGCAACAGACCGGGGCTTTTTGCCTGTAGGCACTCCCGAAAGTCTTCCAGCACCAACCCCAAGCAAGCTCAAAAAACCACACAAAAGAGAGCGAAAAAAATATGTGTCCGTGTTGTGTGACGATGGGCACATAAAGAAAGTACTGTATGACAAGATCATAGAGCACGAGAACGCAATTATAGATGACAATTTAGGCTATGGCTACTTACACAACTACACCTCACAGGAGCTAAGAAGTTACCAAAAAGAAGCCTATGCAGATCTGAAGGAGTTAAAACGGCAGCTTAGAAAGTATCCTGGAAGCGTAATCAAAGAGGACCCTACAACAGAGCGCTTTGTTTTGGCTTATCCCAACTCTTAAAAATTCAGAAAGAAGCACGGCAGGCGCACAGCTTGCCGTTTTTCTTTGCCTATTTTCAGATATTCAGCCGTAAATTTTTAATTTGTGCAACTTGCACTTTTAAAAATATTTAACTTGATTTACACCTCATATTGTTGTATTATGTAGTTAAGCTACTATATATAGTATTATATGTAGCCTAGATATGGATATATAGAGTATATAGCCCATGATCGGAAAAGACTTCAAGCCGTGCTAAAACACGGTGCTTCTTTTTCTGGTCGTGGGCTTTTTCTTTTCCCCAGGCCTGCAGCTTTTCCGTGTCGCTTCCTTATATATAATATATACAGTATATATATTTACTGTATATGTATATGGTATATATATTTAATATACTATCGGTATATTTAATATATTATCAGTGTATTTATATTATATTTATAATTATATGGTGTATATGTATATAATATCTATATATGTACAGTGTATATAGAGCATATATAATATATTGTCTGATAATATATATTATATGTACAGTATATATAAGGTGAGTATGTATAGTATATCTCTATGTACTGTATAGGTATAAGTATATGTATATCTGTATGTACAGTATATAGATATCTGGTAAGTAGGTATGTGTATAGTGTATCTAAGTATATACAGATGCAGAGTGCAGGAGCTGACAACAGACAGATGATCAAGTTAGAGACGGACGCAGTGCAGCCAGCAGGTGAGAGATACGCAGACAGGCGGCAGATGAGGACGGCACACAGTCAGGACAGGCAGCCAGGACGGACACAGACGAAAGCTGGACACGATGAGCACACGCAGAAGGGCGCTAGAAGGGCACAGAGGGCGTTTGAAGGGGAAAGGCTAAGGTTTAACCATATTTATTCACGACAAAAAGCTAGAAAGGAAGGAGGCGGCATAGAATGCCAAGAGGTGGGAAAAGAATGCCCAGTCTGCAAGATGTAGCTGAGACTATGGAAGGGGACGAGCTAGACGCGATTTTGTCATCTGCCCTTGATCGCCCCAGAAGCCGCAGGTGTGGTGCGCCGCAAGCGTTCGAAAACAGCGAAGACGGGCTAGAAGAGTTTCAAGTAGCTTCACGCAGCTACTTTGCACAAGTCCGAGATATCAACCGACGGGGCGAAATGCGGCTGATTCCTGACGTTGAATCGTGGGCCACATATCTGGGTATCACAAGAAAAACTATTCTCAACTACGAAAAACGCGGCGAAGACTGGCAAAATGCCATTGCATTTTACAAAGGCATCATCACAGCTTGCAAAAAGCAACTTGCACTTGCTGGCAAAATGCCACCAGTGCTTGCAATTTTTGATCTTACTAACAACTCCGACTATGTCAACGCATCGGAGTTCCGGTTATCAGCTGAGGCAGCACCAGAAGCCAAGCAGATAACAGCGGAAGAGTGGGAAAAAGTCATTGATGCAGAGCCAGAAGCCCCTAAACTATCGGATTTTAAATTGTCTGACGATTTAAATTAAGATTAGTCAAGGTTTCTTGATCTGTGTTAATCTCTCAGATGGTATACAGTTCGTATAATGTTTGTTATACGAACTTTTAACGGTCAATGGTGCGTATACTCAGACCAGGACAGCAAAACACTGTTGCTTTTGTATATACAAATACGCACAATTTAGGTTTTGCCGCCATAGGATCAGGGAGCCGCGACCAGCTGCACAGCTGCCAGATGATCACACGAAAAGGGGTGTAGGGGTCTGAGAGCGTGCCCCCGGCATGGGGCTACTTAGTCCCCAAAATATTTTCCCAAAATAAAAAGCCCCTTTTAACTCGTAACTACACATATGGCAAAGATAGGGAATCGCGACCTGAAAGCTGTGAGCCTTGACAGTTTCTTTGCCATAATGTCAAGGCATACCAGGAAGGTAGGTGTTTATATGAATAATATAACAATCTTTAACAGTCCAGAATTTGGAGATATCAGAACGGAACTTATTAACGGAGAAGTCTGGTTTGTCGGAAAGGATGTAGCAGAGGCACTGGGATATCATAATCCACAAAAAGCACTCAGAGATCATGTTGATGATGATGATAAGCTGACTGAACGAATCGTTCTATCAGGTCAGGGCAGAGAAGCAATCCTTATAAGCGAGTCGGGAGTATATGCCTTGATCTTCTGCAGTAAGTTAGAATCTGCAAAGAGATTCAAACACTGGGTAACATCTGAAGTCCTACCTGCTATCCGCAAAACTGGTTCTTGCAGCATTAACGAGCGTAAACCCGACTCCTACATGATTGAAGACCCGGTTGAGAGAGCAAAACGCTGGATTGAAGAACAAGAAGAAAAACAAAAACTCATTGAAACTGTTCAGGAGCAAGCACCAAAGGCTGAGTATTTTGATTCTCTGGTAAATAGCAATCTTCTTACAAACTTCCGAGATACAGCTAAAGAATTAGGGTATAGCCAAACAGAATTTACTGAATGGTTAATTGCTAAGGGTTATGTTTACAAAGATTCCAAGGGTATTTTAAAGCCTTACGAGATATACCGTAAGCAAGGACTGTTCCAGATGAAAGATTTTAAAAATCCATATAACCACTTTACTGGGACTCGAACCCTCGTGACAGTGAAAGGTAAAAACACCTTTAGACTTCTGATGCAGGTTCCAGACTAATGAAAATATCAACCAAAGAAATAGCCGACGAATGTCAGCATTGCGGTGACATACTGTTTTGCCAGTTGTGCCGTGAAGGACACGGAATCAATCGTGAACGAATAAACGTTACCCAAATGGTTACATGCCAGATAGAACACAAGAACAGGAGGTTATCTAATGAGAATCATTTCACAGTGTAAAACCAAATCTGTTGAGTTTTATAACGTTGCTTTGCTGAGACGTGATGAAACCATCTTTGCAAGGACTGCGAACCAAGACATGGCACTTGCAGAGTATAAGACTCCAGCCAGAGCAGCCGAGGTATTTGAGGAATTAAATATTTCTGCTTCTAGCTTCTTGACAGATATCTACTACATGCCGGAGGAATAAGCAATGGAAAGAAAATTAGTTTTAGTTAAATTTATTGACGGCACAAGTGAAACAATAGAAGCTTATTGCAGTTCGCGAGGCGGATACTATGGCTATCTAACCAAAAAAGAATTATTTTACGTATCTTGTGCTTCTAACTTCTCAAAAACTCTCTTTCCTCGCGAGTTTGTTAAAGCAATATCCCTTTTGGATGAATAGGAGGAGTAATGGCAAATACAAAATTTGAAAATGCAACAACATGGTTGCAAGGTGTTATTTCTGGATATCAAAAGCAAATCAACGATTTCTCAGCTGTGCCTAATCCAGATGCAAATAAAATAAAAGCATGTAAAGAACGTCAAGAGCTTTGCCAGTACATTTTGGACTTTATGGTTAAGTCTAAGCAGCAAAATGATGTAATGGCTGCTAAGTCAAGTTCTTAAAATACCACTGTAAAGCCACAGAATGCCCCACAATCAATTTCAGCTCATTCAATGGCAAATACTATAGGTAAAGAACAGCTAGAGCAATTAGAGCTTGTTTTGGGGCTTGATGCTACAATCAGCTTTTGTAGAGCCGCTTTAATCTTGGAGCTTCCAGAATTTGGATCAAAAGAGGCGCTTCTTGGAACACTTAAAGATTTTGCCGCAAAACAAAGTTAGGAGGATATGTGGAATGATAAAAATTCTGAGACCTGGTACATTACAACAAATTGGTTGCTCACATTGCGGTGCACTTTTAAGTTATGATGAAGCAACTGATGTCCAAGAAAGCACATTACCGCCTTGTGGATCATTAGTTGCTAAGTCAGACTGTTCACTGCTAGAAGCTATTCAAGCGAAAGAGTATTACATCATCTGTCCACAATGTAATAACAAGATTATTTTGTCAGCAACTCGATAAGAAGGGAGTGTCTATGAGTGATATAGATAAATGCATTTCTGTGCTAATCAAGCTTAGCAAGTCTTTTGGAATTGATGCTAAAGCTTTGCCACCGTATTTTAACCACATAACTGTTACTTTTAATAAAAAATTATATGATGGTACTCTGCACCGCTTTAACTATGCTTTTGAGCTTTGTTTACTGGAAAACCTTGACACTCGTCAACTTCCGGAATATTTCGAATATGTATTTTTCGATAAAATTTTGGAATATTTTATCGAATGCGAAAAAGAAGCATTCAGCGCAGAGGAGTTTTTATGATTAAATTAGAACATGCTGTATTACCTAGTCCCGAACAAATGGAATTTGTGATTGAGGGAATGCGTAATCCGATGAATAGTTGGGACAAGAGTGATAGCGGTTATCAATGTGTTTGTTGTAGTAACGAAATATGCAAAGCCGAATGCACTTGTGATGATCTTTGTCCACGAAATGGGGAATATAGACTTGGGGACAACGATCACACACTTATGCTTAAATTGGTGAAAGCTGGAACAGATCATAGGAAATATTTAAGAATGATGCCAGTTTACGTCCGCATTACAGCACCGCTTTATTGGTGGAAAGAATTTGACACTTACAAGGTCGGTACAGTTGCAAACTCGTGCAGCACTATGCATAAGATTTCCGAGAAGGAATTTAATCGTAGCGATTTTAGCCATGAGCATATTCCGAAAAACCCTAATTTTTATTCAGATACTTGGGATACGGAAAAAGCAAATATGTTTTTTCCTGTAACTATTCAAGATGTTGTTCATTTCTCATCGGACAATATTTTAGATTTCACAATACAAGCCCTGAATTATTACCGAGAGAAGTATATTGAAACCAAAGACAAAAAATATTGGTGGCAGCTTATTCAACTTCTTCCGAGCAGTTATAACCAGACTCGTAATGCAATGCTGAACTATGAGGTTCTGGCAAATATTTATAAGTCCCGTCAAAATCATAAACTGGACGAATGGCAAGATTTTTGCGACTGGATTGAAACATTGCCGTATAGTGATCTTATCACTAGAAAGGAAACAAAATGACATTTAATGAATATCAGCGTGGTGTAATGAGAACCGCATCAGACGTAACAAAAGCAACAAAGGAAAACATGCTTATGAATGGTATCCTCGGTACTGCAGGTGAAGCAGGTGAGCTTGTTGATCTTCTCAAAAAGCAGATTTTTCAGGGGCATCCATTTGATAAAGAGCATCTTATCAAGGAGTGTGGCGATGTGCTGTATTATCTGGCACTTACTGCTGAGGCACTTGGTACCACTCTTGAGAATATTGCAATCAAAAACAACAAGAAACTTTGGGAGCGCTATCCTGACGGCTTCAAGGCTGAAAATTCGCTCCATAGAAAGGAAGGGGATATTTAATGTTTGTTCTTATTCTCCGCGTTCTGGCATCTCTTTTCAACATCTTTATGCTGACTAGCATTATAGGATGGCTGAATGAGAAAAGATCCAGAGAAAGACTTGCCAGTGCTGTAGTACTTTCTACGTTCTCTATCATGAATCTTGTCTTGACAGCCAGTGGTTTGTGAGGATAAGATCACGCTGGGGTTATCGCCAAATGGTAAGGCACAGGATTTTGATTCCTGCACTGTTGGTTCGATTCCAACTAGCCCTGTTGTGCCATTAGCTCAGCTGGAAGAGCACTTGACTTTTAATCAAGGCGTCGTGGGTTCGAGTCCCATATGGCACATACGGACCTTTAGCTCAATAGGTTAGGGCAGCTGCCTCATAAGCAGCCGGGTCTGGGTTCAAGTCCCAGAGGGTCCATATGCAGTTTGTAAACAATGTGGTTTTTTTCTTTCTCTTGTGAAATCCCTTTCTCTTTTCCCACAAAGTAGCGACTGCAACTCCCCGTGAGAATCAACCTGCGGACAAGTCAGCCGCAACCGTATAGGCGGTTTTTGGGTAGATGTGCAGAATTGGTATTGCAGCAGACTGTAAATCTGTCATCTTCGGATATGTAGGTTCGAGTCCTACTCTACCCACTTTTGCCGCGATGCCACAATGGTACTGGGCTAGTCTTGAAAACTAGTGATCTGTAAAAGGACTGAGGGTTCGAATCCTTCTCGCGGCGCTCCAGTTGCCTAGGGTAGCTCCCGAAAAGCAGAACCTGTGACTGCCTGGCAACTGATTTGTAATCACAGGAATACATTATCGCACAGGAGGTAAAACAGATGTCAGAGAAGGCAAAAAAAGAAATAGTAATATCGGAGGGCAGAGATTTTAAAGGAATCTGGATTCCAGAACGTCTTTATTTATCACCAGATTTAAGCCCTAGAGAGAAATTCTTGTTAATTGAGATATACAGTCTTACTCAAAAAGACAAAGGCTGTTTTGCTTCTAACAAGCATTTTGCCAACTTCATTGGCTTAAAAGAAAATAGTATCCAAAAGATGCTTTTAAAATTTGAACAACTGGGATTGATTGAAAGAATCTTTGAATACAAAGAAAACACTAAAGAAATCGACAAGCGAATCATTATCCTCACTCAGAAATTTTTTGATTCTTTTGTCAATGAAAAATCTATTTCTTCTAACATGGAAAAAAATCCATGTGGGGGTATGGAGAAAAATCAACAGGGTGGGGTTGAAAAAAGTCCACAGATAAGTAATACAATAGATATTAAGTATAACAGTAGTTTAAGTGATACAGATAAAGAACATGCTCTATTATCAACTAAAGTTGACAATAGAGATAAATACATGGTTTCGCGCACTAAAAGTGCTCAAAACTCAGGGGCAAGCCCCAAAAAGAAAGAGCCTACTGTTGATCCAGATGATTTTATCAAATCTAAGGAGCCAGTTCTTAAAGATGAGCTTCACAGACTGTATTCAAACAATCCTAGAAACATCTTTACTACAGAGCAACAGGAAAATGACTGGGTTGACAAGGAATATAACAGCCTGACTGCTATTATTTTTGAGTTTAACCACCAATACAAAGCATCTACGGGCTTTGACGCTAAGAATCTATCAGATGAGAGCCTTAAACGAGTTACACGAAGCTACATCAAGTCTCCAGAATCCCTGAAGGATGACTATGATGACCTTGAAAGTAACAAGGTTCTGATTGAAGAATATCTAAAAACTGATTACGGCAGCAAACATGGAGTAATTGTAAAAAGTTTATCGCACTACATGTCTGGCAGCATTCGAGAAATGCTGTTCTATAAACACTTGTTCTAACTTGTCAATGCACATTTGCTAGCTATATACACGTACATTATGCTAGCTATATATATGTACGTTGATATAAGTATACACGTACACTAGGAGGTGCAAATGCAGAATATAGAAATCAACTTTGGGGTTCGTCCATGTATTGTAACTCAAAATGGCGAAGAAAAGAAAGCGTTATTCCATATGTGGAATAATTTCGCAAAGCCTGTTGCAGCAGATGTGTATGCTGGCGGTTGTCCAGAGGGACAAATTAGCATAGTATTTGGCATCGTGGAATACGAGGATGGCAGCGTGGATGAGGTGCGCCCAGCCCAAATTCGATTTGTTGACAATAAAATCAAAGGCTATGCTTTTGAGGAGGACTGAAATGAGTGAACGCAAAGAAACCTATAGTTTGGACTGGAGCATGAGAGTTGAGATAGGCAGTGAATTAGATTTGCTGCTCAGAAAATGTTCTCCTAATGACATTCCTAAAGCGAAAATACATCCCCACAAGCATTTCTTTATTTGTGATGACTTAGATTGGGCGAACATTAGACCTGAGGAGAAATTGATTCATGGTGAAATATAGACCACACAGAGGAGCATTATGCGACGCAATGGCAGAAATGAGAATCTTTGATTCTGTCGAAGATATGTTCTACTACATTGTCGAAGACTGGAAAGCCTACGGAAATCCATTCAATGTCGGAGATTTAACCATAACGTGTGATGAAGGAAAAGACGAGCGCATTAACTGGAAGGAAGGCAGATATGTCTGTACCAGGCGAATGCGAGAAAAGATTTTTGACACACCGCAGTGTATTGGAATGTGTTCGATTGAATCGTAGAACGGAGATAATAACATGATGATTGCAAATAAAGTAAATGTAATGGGACAGGAATACCAAATTGTAAAAGCAAGCCGTGACCAGTATAAGCAATGCGACATCGCGGACGGATGGTGCGACGCTTACGGCAAGAAGATTTACTATGTAGACCCTAATACAGATCCAGAACATGATTCAGTGGCGACATCGTCAGAAGAACTTGTAAAACATATTTTACAGCACGAAATTGTCCATGCGTTTCTCATTGAATCGGGACTTGCAATTAGCTCATTAGTTACTTCTGGTGCATGGGCGATGAATGAGGAGATGGTTGACTGGATTGCATGGAATGGTGAGAAACTGTATAAGGCGTGGAAGGAGGTAGGACTAGTTGATTAAAGAAGATGATTTGCAAACAAAAGTTGTGGAGCAAGCCGCCCTTATAGCGGCGGCACTCAAAAAAGGTAAAGACGTTGAGGTACGGCGGACCGCAGCTGGAATCAGCGTTGCCGAAGTAAGCAAGAAGGTTGTATACCGATGATCGATGTCATGATTAACATTGACTGCAGAGATGGAATGAAAAGTATACCTGACAAGTCGATTGACATGGTTTGCACAGATCTTCCATACGGGATTACAAGAAATAAATGGGATACTCCGATTCCGTTTGATGACTTATGGGGGGGCATTAACCGCATAATCAAAGACAATGGTGCAATTATCCTCTTTGCATCTGGTATGTTCACGGCAGACTTGATGAAAAGCAATTGCAAAATGTGGCACTATAATTTGATTTATGAAAAAGCAAATGCATCTGGATTTCTCAACGCGAACCGTATGCCACTTAGAGCGCATGAAGATATTTGCGTGTTCTATAAGTGTTTGCCAACATACAATCCGCAAATGAAAAACGGTATGCCTGTTAAACGGGTTCGAAAAACTCAGAAAGCAACATCAAAATGCTACGGAAACTATAAGCCAACTGACTATGAAAGCACGCAAAGATATCCAAGATCTGTGTGGAGATTTTCAAATGAAAACGGATATCATCAGACACAAAAGCCAGTTAAACTAATCGAAGAGTTGATTAAGACATATAGTAACCCAAACGACACAGTACTTGATATCTGTGCTGGAAGCATGACAGCAGCAATAGCAGCTGTGAATACTGGTCGTCATTACATTTGTTTTGAAAAAGATCCTGATATTTTTTCAAATGGTGTAAAAAGATTTAATGAATCAACCAATGGAGGACATGGACAATGAAATTAAAAAGACTAATTGTTACCCTTGCAGCCGCAGTGATGCTTTCTGGTGCAGCCATTGGCTGTACAGAAGCCGATCAGGTAAGTTCTAATATCTCTAAGCAGGCGGACAACTTCAACGTGACTAGGAAGCTTACTGTTCTGAACGCAAGAACCGACACAGTTCTTCTGGAGCTGACTGGAACATTTGCATTAAAGAACAATACATCGAATGAACTTGAGGTTATCATCGAGACTGCCGAAGGCAAATATCAGAAAGACTACGTATATCTGAACGAATACACCATGTACGTGGTTGAAGATATCTCCGGTTCAGAGGTAGACAAGTACCATTATGAGATCAATTTCTTGCCTGAATGGGGACTCAAGGCAACTCACCACAAGTAAACTTTACATTTACATAGTAAACGCGTGTAATACATTCGATTTTAAAGGACCATAACAAGGATTTGAAAATGAACTTTGCTGTGATAAAGCTTGAAAAACCTAGAAATCTGTCGCCAAACACTTAGGAAAGGAGAAAAATCTTTTATGACATATGAAGATGCCTTAAAAGCCTCAGAAAATGGTCAAAACGTAAGATTGTGGACCGGTGAAGAGTATTTGCACCCAGAATACGTAAAGCAGACTCTTGACAACCTTTCAACTGTTCAAATATCTCATGAACGTTTAAGATCTTTGTTGAAAGCCTCAGTAAGTGATGATTGGGAAATTTATACAAAAGAAAGTCTGGAATGGGAAACTGGATATTATCGAAAGCGTTATGAACGCCTGAATCACATACAAAATGATTTTTTAAAAGATCTACTTGGCCGCGACCGCTATAACGATTATACAAATCAGTATTTCAGTGAGAGAATGATCGCTGTAGATGCATTCTACACTCTGTATAGCCTAAAACGCAACCAAAAAATACTTCTGTTTACAACTATTGTATTCTTAGCAACAACAATTATAGCCTTGATGGTTTGAAGGAGGATTCTATGGAAATTTTAACACCTACTTACACATATGAAGAACTTACAGGTGCTACACGCTTGCTGGAAAATATGTGTGATAATTGCATTAAAAAGGACACCGATACTTACGATGATCCAGACAGGAAAAGAAAATACGAAGCACTGAATATTGCGATTGATGCCATCAAAAAACTGCCAGTAAAAAAGAAGGCTATGCTTTCACAGCCAATGGCTGGCAAAACTGATGAGGAAATTGTTGCAACAAGAGAAAAGGCTGTTACAGCTTTAGAGACGAAGGGCTATGAAATCGTAAATACTCTTTTTACAGACGAGTGGTACAGCAACGAGTCAATGAAGGCACGCGGTGTTGTACAGATTCCACTCTGTTTCTTGGCAAAGTCTCTGGAGAACATGAGCCTGTGCCATGCTGCATATTTCTGTAAAGGATGGGAAAATGCTCGTGGATGCCGTATCGAACATGATGCAGCTGTTGCGTATGGGCTAGATATCATCTACGAAGAGGATTAAGCACCATGGATTCAAGAATAGCAATTTTCAACATGCAGGACGGAATCCCAATGAAACGCCGAAAATATCCTGAAATTTGGTATTGGGATAATGAACGGAAGACAATTATGATCAAATATCCTACAGGGCATACAGACGAAAAGCTTTTCGCAATGAATGACCAAGATCATATTGATTATGTATTTGAGGCTTTATATGCAATTGACTGGTATCCAGCAGATGAAGCAGATCGTTCGAAATTGGGAGCATTCTACTTCTCAAGACCATTTTCTTTTAACCATGCTCTTTTTGCACTCAAAGACGGTTGCGAAATAACACGTAAAGCCTGGCATGAGAAAAAAATATATCTTAAACTTGTAGAAAATAGCAAAACAACTATTGCTCTTGTGTATCCAAATGGTACACAAATTGACTGGACACCTTCTGTTGAAGACATATTAGCAGAAGATTGGCTTTTTTACACTGAATGGAGGAAAATAAATGGTTAGAGTAGGTTCGGCGAGAATTGATGAGAATGGAAAAGTGATTGGCGGACAGGCAGGAGATCAGACAGGGCAGGAAGTAGCTGTAGAAGCATGGTATCGCCATGATAAGGGGTGGGTAGTTATCCGTGCTAAAGATGCAGCAGTGCGTGAGCGCATTGCACAGTGCATGGAAGCAGCGTGCGCAAATAATAATATCGGTTACGATCAGTCTACGTCTTGGGATTTGTACGACAAGGCTAAGCAGTACGGATGGGATTGCAGCAAGGTTAACACGCCAGTGGAGACAGACTGTAGCAGCCTTGTACGTGTATGCGTGGCATATGCTTTGCAGCGCGACATTCCGTGGTTTTCTACTGCCAACGAAGTTGAGGTTTTGTATGCTACAGATGAATTTGAAATCATCCGTGAGCCAAAATGTACAGAGTCCTCAGCATATCAGATGCGTGGAGATATTCTGTGTACAACTGTACAGGGACATACTGTAGTAGTACTGGATGATGGCTCTAAAGTGGAGTGCGAGATTATCTCAACTGGTAACACTACACTCTGTGGCAAGGGCATTGGAACAGCAGTTGCGCTCACACCTATGAACATCCGCACAGGGGCAGATACATCTGCAAAGAAGCTCGATACAATCAAAACTTCTGTAGCCGTAGAAGTCCTTGAAATCACCGCTTCTGGTTGGTATAAGATTGTATGGCCGGGAGAGGCTTGTGGATATGCCTTTACAAAGGCAGGAAGCGGCTATTACAGCTATTCTGCAAATGCTAACGCACAAGTTATAAACTTAGGCGATAAGGTCCAATTTACGGGCAATAAACAGTATATGTCGGCATGGGCCGATAAGCCAATTACTGCAGTTCCAGAGGTTGCAACTGTAACAAGTATTTGTGAGAGTGGCAAGCATCAGTATCACATCATAGGCGATAACGTCTACGGCTGGGTAAACAGAGAAGACATAGTAAGAAAATAATTAAAACGGCATAATCAAAATGGTGATTATGTAACAGCCAAAATGGAGGCTCTTCTTTAAGTGTTAGGAAAGGAGGAGCCTCTTTTTTGTTAGAATTAAGACAACACAAAGAACGTGTGGAGAATATACAGCGCCAGATCATCATGCAGCCTACATACAGCCAGCTCAGCACCTTATGTGGCGGAGCAAGACTGATTCTGCTTGACGCTAATGAGTTTATACCAAATCGTGATTTCAAGAATCTTGATGCGTATAGAGGGTATGGCGACCATGTAAATAGCTATGTCAGGTGGTACTGCAATCGCAACAGAAAAGTAGAGGGTGACGAGTGGGACAAACTGTATTGGCAGACTTATCTGAATGGTGCACGAGCAAGAATATTCAATGATTATTTACTATTCTTAGAGCACAAGCGCGAACCTCGAAAGATGTTCTACAAGCCAAAGATTAAGCAGTTCGAGAAGTTCCAGCTTATAGAATCTTATCAAGGTATGCTTGATGATAAGTACGACATTCTATGCATATCCATGCCGCCTGGTACGGGCAAGGCACAGCCATTATATTCAAAGGTACTTACTCCGAACGGTTTTGTTCAGATGGGTGATTTAAAGGTTGGCGACAAAGTATTTGCTGCGAATGGCAATGAATCAACCGTAACTGGAATCTTTCCCCAAGGTTTACGTAAAATTTATGAAATAACGCTTGAAAACGGTTATAAATGTAGAGCATCTGATAATCATTTATGGTTATCAGTTTACGAAACTTCACTTGGAGTTTTTGAATGTCAAAAAGTTGTAGAGACTTCAAGAATGCTTTACAAACCAACTCACTTTTACATACCTTGTATTTCTGGTGAAAACTTCAACCATTTTGAATACTGTAGAATAAAATCAATTGAATATATCGGAAATGATGAGTGTCAGTGTATATATATTGATGATCCGTCACATTTATATGTCACTGACGATTATATTGTTACGCATAACACAACCCTACTCAAGTTCTTCCATTCAGCCGTAATTGGTTGGTTTCCAGACGATTACAGCCTGTTCTATTCACACTCAGGTGATATCACACGTATGTATTACGATGGTGTCTATCAAATGGTTGATGATGCACTTGAATACGCTTGGCACGATATCTTCCCAGACTTGAAAATTACATCTACAAATGCATTGATGCAACAATTCAATGTTGGAAAATATAAGCCATTTCCATCTTTGCAAACAACATCTGTAGGTGCGAAGAGTGCCGGAAAAGTTCGCGCAAGCAAATTTTTACTTACCGATGATATGATAGGTAGCCTAGAAGAAGCCTTGAACAAGAACTACCTTGACAAGATGTGGGGAGCTTATACTGTAGATGCATTGCAGCGAAAAACAGTTGATAGCAATAATAATCCTTGCAAAGAGATCATGCAAGCAACACGTTGGTCAACTCAAGATGTTATTGGAAGGCTGATAGATATATACGATGGAAACAACCGCGTAAGGGTTATTTCTATTCCTGCCACAGACCCGGAGACAGGCGACAGCAACTTTGACTATGCAATAGGCGGCTTTACAAAGGAGTTCTTTGCAAAGCAAGCGCTGTTGATGGATGATGTGTCATACAACTGCCTTTACATGCAACAGCCAGTCGAAAGAGAAGGACTGCTGTTTCCAGAAGAAAAAATCATGCGATACAAGGAACTCCCGACCTCAAAAATTGAACGTATCACTGCTCAAGCCGATACAAAATCAACAGGTACTGATTTCTTCGTTCTTCCAGTACTTATAAAGTACGAAGGAAAAGATTTATATTACTGCGTAGACTGTGTGTGTAGTAATTCTTCTGATTATGAAGCGCAGTACGAAAATTCTGCAAACCTCCTTGCTGACAACAAGGTTGAAGATTGCGAGTTTGAGGGTAATAGTGGCGGAGACCGTGTTTCTCTGGAAGTTGATAAACGTGTCCTTGAAAAAGGCTGGATTTGCAACATATCATCTCGAATGACCGAAACGAATAAGGAAGCAAGAATATATCAGTGTTCAAACTGGATATTGCAGCACGTTGTCTTTAAAGACAAAAAGCTTTATACACCAAAAGAGCCATATGGTGTAATGATGTCTCTTTTGGCTCAGTATTCCACCAGTGGAAAAAAGCAGCTTGATGATGTACCAGATACGTTTGCAAACTTTGCACTGCGCATACAGCGCAGAAAACCAAGACCAACAAGAATCATTAACAGCATCTATTAAGATTGGAGACATGTATGGATACAAAACACTATCTTTCGCAAATTAGCGTACTTGATCTTAAAATATCAAACAAAATCTACGAAAAAACACAGTTAAAAAATATGCTTTGTTCAGTTCCGAGTTGTGTAAAAGATGTCAATGTGCAAACTGGACATGCCACAGACAAGACTGCATCTACGATTTGTAAGTTGGTAGATATGGAACGCGAAATTGATTCAATGATTGATTCTTTTGTGGATTTAAAATCTAAAATCATTGCTCAAATGGAGCAGCTTGAGTTCAAGTATTATAATATACTGTTCAAGCGTTACGTTGCACAGCAACAATGGTGTGAAATAGTAGATGAGTTACATTTTACACAACGACATGTTTTTAAGCTCCACAAAGAAGCATTAAACGAATTTGAGAAAAAGTTTGGGAGTGAATATCTGGACCAATAAAAAAATAGCAGGGGAAGCAAAATTCTCCTGCTATTGATGTTTCAGCAACTTTGATTTTCCTGAAATTCCTTTAAATCACTTCTCAACTTATCCATAATCTTGCCTGTATAATTGTTATTCTTACGCTCTGTAAAGTTTTGGAAAGCCTGTGTCCCCCTTGCAACCGCCTGTGATTTCTGATTCCCTTCCTGAGGTGGCTTTGATGCTATATCTTTCTGCATGAGCTTTCGCAAGTATAAAAATCGACTACGAATCGGCTTCTGCTCGTTTCTTCGCTTAATTTCAGCGGCTTTCTGTGCCACATACTGGTAGTAAGCCTTTTCAAGATCTTCCTTCTGGCAATCTGGTAGCTTATGAACTGGTATTGTTACGAGTAGCGTCTGTATCTCTTCTAGCTGTGCCTGTGATAGTTTCCATTCATCCAATGCACTTTCCCAGAGCGGACGATCTAATGTATCTTCCTTCGGCACTGGCGCTTCTGGAACTTGCACTTCCAATATAGGTAATGTTTCGACTTCAAATCTTATGCCAACTACCGTTCGCCCTTTCTTAATGGGTTCATATGTATACCGACATTCAGTTTTTTCATCCATTTCTTTCTGAACACGTTTCAATATCTTTTGATTAAAGAACTTGTATTCTTTATACAGTTCCTCTTTATCACAATCAAGTATTTGCCTTAATTCATCAAGCTGCACTTCCCAATTTTTTCGAAAACGGTTTTGCTCAAGATACGTAAACATGATATACGTATAACGGCTTGTGAGTAATGTTATGCAGCGCAGCTTATACCGAAGATATCCGAGGTTTTCAATATTGAAAAAGTATTTCATTGCTTTTTGAGAACACTCTAGCTTTACTTGCCACAGACCATAATCATCTTGCTCTGCCGTTGCTTCTTCAAATAACGTCACCAATCTAAAACCTTGTTTTTCACTATCATCTTGCACTTCTATTACATTTCCCATAAGATGCTTCAATCTTGCCTTGAGGTCTTGATTGTTGATTTTTTTTACTCCTAGAATCTTTTCAAGTTCACCTTTTTCAAATACCACAACCCGTTTCTCTGGCTTGTGACTATCTATGCGCGATAGGTATGTATCAAGTATTTTAAATTCTGCAAGCGATAGTTCTGAACGCCACAAGGAAAACAGCGGTAAACTTTTTTGAACAGTAAGTTTGTCTCCATTTCCTAAACTGGTTATTGGCCCAATCTTTTTTCCAGCCATGTGTAAAACCTCTCTTTCTCTACTTTTATGTTTATTATAGCACCATAAGTTACCATTGTAAATATAAAATTGTTACCTTTTTATATTTTATGGAATTTCTTGGTTACTCATGTGGAATTTCTTGGTTACTCATGTGGAATTTCTTGGTTACTCATGTGGAATTTCTTGGTTACTCATGTGGAATTTCTTGGTTACCTATGCATATCAAAAAGCTAGTATTTATGCGGCTTTCAAAGTTCCCGTAATCAAGAGAGTAATCAAGAGCGTAATCAAGAGAGTAATCAAGCTATCAATCAAGGAAAGCATTGGTAGGCAGATAAAAAAACAATTCAACATTAACTATGACATTTTAATTGGAATTTCATGGTTACCTATGACACTAAAACCTATCATTTAATATCAGTAAATGACACAAGATATCATCTTGAATACATGCTATTACTATGATACTCTCAACAATAGAAAAGTATGAAATAAAGTTAATTGCGCCTTACATATGTATGGCGCTTTTTTATTACCCAAAAAGGAGACAGCCATGTTAACGATTAGAAGCAAGAGCATATCGCTGTCAGGAGACAGCACAGTAAATGATCAAGTGATTTTTGCGTTTCAGGCATCAATCAATTCAAACAACCCCAAAGAAGTTCAGTTTAGCAACTGGATAAACGACCATGAGTTATACAAGCAGAACAGGAAGGAATGCAATTCCGATTACGAGTCTTTCCAGGACGAAGTATATAAATTGCAGGACTCCATGCTGCTGTCGGCGGAAACGCTATGAGTAGCCAGATAATTACATGCCCCAATTGTGGAAGGATTATTTTCCACTATGACAAGAAAGCAACAAACGCTTTTGAAGTGCAATGTAGGAAATGTGAGCAAATGACTTGTATTCTTACAAAAGACGGTATTGTGCAGTCGGTTAAGCCTATAAAAAAGATACAAGCCAAAAGTAGCAGCGGCAAAAGATTCTATTAAGAAAGGAGGGCGAACAGGATGTGGACGTTAAAAGGAAGACAGAAAATATATACGGATGCAAAAGAAATTACTGCCGACAACATAATCAAAGAATTGTCAAAAGCATATGAGAAGCATAAATTTAATCGGTTAGAGATGCAATATCTTATAGATTTTGAAGCCGGTGATCAACCACTGGACAGACCCAAAATTGTTCGCCCTGAGATCAATATTAAAGTAACTGATAATGCCGCAAACTACATTACTGATTTTAAAATGGCGTATTTCTGGGGAACACCAGCGATGCTGATACAGCGATCTGACAAAGACGCTCACAAAACACCAGCAGACTTAGACGATGAAGGAATATCTGCACTTAACGAAATGCTTACAAATGCTTGTGACATAGGTTACAAGAATCAGGAGCTTGGCAATTTTGTTGAAAAAGTAGGTGTAGGATATCGACTTGTTGACGTTAAAACCGATTTTGAAGAAGATGACGAAGCTCTTGTGGATATATATACGTTAGACCCAAGATATGCTTTTTGTGTATATAGCAATGATGCCAAACAAAAGAAGCTAATGGGAGTAACATACAGAACGGACAGTGGCGAACAATATTTTACGTGTTTCACCCCCAAGATGCGCTTTGAAGTCTCAAAAGGTAAAATTGTTAAAAAATCATTAAATCCGCTCAAAAAAATAGCGATAGTCGAATACGAGAGATCTGTTGACAGAACAGGCTGCTTCGAGAGGCAGATATCAGATTGTATCGAACTTAACACGCTAGTCTCTGATTTTGCAAACCTTACAGCGCAGCAAACTCAGGAGATATGGTGGGGCAATGATGTTGATTTTCCAGTTGACCCCAAAACCAAGAAACCTATAGAAGTGAAGTCGGGGCAATGGGTACTTACTAGCACAACACCAGATGGAAAGACACCGCAAATCAAGGCACTATCTAATGCATTTGATACAAACGCAACATTAACAGCGATAGATACACGCTGGCGAAGAATTTTACAAAAATGCAAAGTACCTACACAACAAGATTCAGAAGGTGGTGGTTCTACAGGAACAGCAATGGATATGTCTAGTGGATGGAGTGCAGCTGAGATTGACGCTGTGCGTGAGGAACAGATTGTGAGCAAGGCACAAAGAGAGGAGCTTAAACTTATCATAAAAGTACTCCAATTAACTCCATCAAATGTGCTTAAAGACGATGATCCAATCAAAAGAGTACATGTTGGAGACATCAATTTCCACTTCTCAAGAAGAAAGAACTATGACATGTCTGTTAAAGCAAATGCTTTATCAACCCTTATTAAGACTGGTGTGCATGGTAGACACGCACTCAAATTTATTGATGGCTTCGAAGATACTGAGGCGACATGGAATGACAGTAAGGAAATGATAGAAGCAGTGCAAAGGGCTGCTGCATCAAGCGGAACCGCAGCAACGGAAGACAGTGAACCAACTGATAGACAAATAGATCAGTTGGAAACAAGCCCTATAACCGGGAAGGTATAAGGTGATGATATGGCACAGATATTTGGTTTTGATGAAATCGAAAAGATACGGTCCATGCCATACAATAGATTTTTTGGTGAAATGGGAATCACAAAAAAGCAAAAACAAGAACGCGTTGAATTTTCAAATGAAATTGAAGATGATATGCGTTTTTTAATTTTACTCATCCTGATTATGAAAGAGACAGGTAGAGTTGATGTCAAGAAAGCAGCAGAACAATTTGAAGCAAAATTGTTGAAATGGATTGCACGATATATTGATCTTGACAGTGAGACAAAGGCTTATATATCAGATTTTTGTTTATCCACAGCACAGGTAACGGCGGATCATGTGAACGAAAAATATTATGTCTCAGAAGATCGAATACGCCTGATAAGTGAAAACACAGCCCTTGATTTTTTGAATCATAAAGACTTCAAAGAGGCAACCAGAAATAAAACATACAAAACATGGAACACAATTATAGATGGAAAAGAACGCGAAACACACCACAAGGAAGATCAAACGACCATACCAATAAACAACTACTTTTTAGTAGGCAAAGCACTTATGCGGTATCCACATGATATGGCAGTTGCTTTTACTAACCCAGAGGAAGTAATCAATTGTCGCTGCTGGGTGACGTACTCTTAATTTATGCAAAGAACAGGCTCTTTGAACGAAGGTTTGAAGGGCTTTTTGTTTGCACAAAATTAGGGCAAACAAGTCGGAGACGGACTTTAAGGAGCAAAACAGCTCAGAGAAGAGCTTAATAATCGCACAAATCAAAGCGGAGAGAACCGCACAAACGCAGAAAGGAATGAATCTATGAAGACTCAGCCGATTTTTAGAACATTTGAACGCAATGTCACCAAGAGAAGATTAAACCTGCAGCTTTTTGCAGAGCCGACACCAGAGGCTGAAACTCATGAAGGGCCAAAGGGATCAGGCGATGATCGCGAACCGGAAACTGATGCTGATGTATTAAGAGTGCAGCTTGCACAGGCAAACGCACAAATTGCGAAACTCACAAACAAAGCTGATGCACTTGCATCTGAGAACGCAGCCAAAACAAAGCAGCTCAGAGAAAAGATGACTGCTCAAGAGAAGGAAGCGGAAGCAAAGAAAGAGGCGGAAGCCGAGAGAGACAAGCAGTTCAAGGCAATGCAGCGTGAGCTGACGATTATGAAATCTACCAATACATACATGGACACTTTGGAAATGTCTAAGGAAGTAGCACAGCAGTACGCCGAGGCAAGAGCTGACGGAGACGGAGATAAGGAAAACGAAATCCTGAGACAGCACATGAAAACGCTCAAATCAAAGATGATGCAGGAGTTTCTGGCAGAGCGTGGCGAAGTTAACGCAGGACACGGAGACAGTCACGAGAGCAAGGCTGTTGAACTTATGAAGTCACTACCGACGTATTCGACAGAGGTCGACGAAAGCGTTTTGAAGCAATACATGTAAAGAAAGGAAGTAAGAAATGGCAAGAGGAGACATGAGATATGCAACAACCGAGATACGTCCATCCGGTGCAGAGATCTTAAACAGAGAGGTGTTCGAAGGAGTGCCAATGACTATTGATTTTACAGATGTCAGCACTACTGATAGTGATACTGGAGAGAAGGTTGTAAAGGCAGGAAGCGTAATTAGCGGAACAGGAACAGTAGTTGCAGCAACACCATGGACAGGCGGAGCTGGAATCTTGCTTTTTGATGTGTATGAGCATCGGCCACAAGGAACGATTCTTAAAAAGGCATACATCAACAAGTCAAGAGCAGAACAAAATGCAGGAATCACTTATGATGCAGACTTAACTAAGATCCTGCCTATGATCGTGGTTGAGTAAAAAGGAGGAGCAATGGCAGTTTTAATTACAGATATTTATGATTCACAGGCAGTTGCCGTAAGACGTACACAAGATCCAAGTAATGCCATGGGCTTTGTCGGAAAGGCTTTTTTTCCGAACAGAAAGAAGCTGGGCTTATCGTTAAAATGGATTAAGACACACAAAGGCTTAAATGCCATCTTAAAGCCAAGTAATTTTGATGCAATTCCGATGATCAGAGTCCGTGAGGGATTTAAGCAAGAGTCTACACAGATGGTCTTTTTCCGTGAGAGCATGACTGTACGTGAGGAAGATTTAATGCGACTTATGGAGATTGAAGATGCTAATAGTCCATTTATCGGAGACATTATATCATCAATTTACAATGATGCTGCAAGGCTCATTGATGGTGCAGAAATTGCTGCAGAAGTAATGCGAATGGCACTGCTTGCGCCAAAGGACGGAAAACCATCTATCGCAATAGGAACCGGGGAGCCAGAGAGTGACAATATGGTTTATGGCTACGATTACGATGGCGATGGAACATATAAGCAAAAGCATTATTTAAAAGTCCAGGGCACTGATACGTGGGATCATCCTGACACAGCAAAGCCGTTAAAAGACGTTCAGCAGGGCACAAAATATTTAAAGTCAATTGGAGTACTTCCTCGCTATGCAATGATGAACAGTACTACTTTTGATTATCTCGTTGAGAACGAGCAGATCAAGAACGCTTTAATTACTTCTTCCGGCAAGACGGTTGATTTTACCGATGAAGCAACCGTTAAGGAGATCTTTACACGAAAGACAGGTCTGACGCCTATCATTTACGACAAGATGTACATTGACTACAAAGGAGAGACCCAAAAGTTTTACCCGGATGACAAAGTAACCATAATCGGCGCAGGAACACTAGGATCAACATATTATGGTGTAACACCAGAAGAGCGTACATTGATGTCAAATAAAAATGTGGATGTTGCCATGCTTGATAACCGCATTGCAATTGCGACCAAAACCGAGCAGGGACCACCTATTAAGACTACAACTAGCGTATCACAGATCGTGCTTCCATCATATGAGGGCATCGACAGCACATTTGTAATTGACGTCAAATAATGAAATTCGATCACATGATCAAGTTTGGGGGAATCTACTATGCAGCTGGCGAAGACGTCCCAATGGAAGAAAAAAACGATGCCCTAGAGATTGACGTCCCGATGGAAGAGAAAATCGAAATTCCAGAGTTGCAAGTTGATGATGAGCCAAAGCGAAGAGGTAAGAAACCAAAAGCTGTTTGATGGAGGTGAGAAAGTATGAGCTATACAGACAACCTTGCAGACGAGCTTTTTTTTGATTTGCAAGTTGAGCTTTCAAATGATGAAGAAGGCGGCAGCTTTTCGGAATCGCTACTCAAGCAAAAAATCAAAAGTGCAATCAGAGAAGTCAGAGACAAAAGAAGATATCCACTTGGATACACGGACGGAATGATTGCACAAGATTTAGACAGGTACTATAGCCAGATTCGCAATTTGGCTTTGTACGATTATAACTCGATTGGCTTTGAGGGCGAGAGTCAGCACAGTGAGGATTCCATTCAACGAACAATGGTAGACAGAAAAACGTTGTTCGCTGGAATAATACCGTTAGCAACAGTCTAAGGTCTAAGAAGGATGTTCGCCAGTGTGTTTGCAATGCTTGTGAATACGCTGGCAGGGTGCATATTAAAGCGGCGGTGGGCAATATGCAAAAATATAAGCAGGAGATATAAAGATGCAAGAATTTTTATTACAAACATACACAATCATCCTTCCGATTGCTTTAGGATACATTGTTTGGCTTCTGCAGCAACAGAGGAAAGACAAGAACGCGAATGAGAGAGGAACCATGCTGTTATTGCGTGTGCAACTGATCGAGTATCACACAAAATACATGCGGCTAGGGGAGATACCATCCTATGCTTATCAGAACTTCGAGGAAATGTATGAAGCCTATCATGATTTGGGCGGAAACGGTATGGTTAAAAAGATGTATGAAGAGATCAAAGAGTTACACATCAAGAGTGGAGGAGGTAAATAAAATGGATATATCGAGCATGACTACCGTGATTGCAATTGTAGTTATTTGCTATTTAATTGGGCTTGCAGCCAAGACAATTCCAGCAGTCAAGGATAATTACATTCCGGTCATTGTGGGTGCTTTTGGCGGCATTCTTGGAGTCTTAGGAATGTATGTCATACCAGACTTCCCGGCACAGGATATTCTGAATGCTATTGCTGTCGGCATTGTATCAGGTTTGTCTAGTACCGGCATCAATCAGGTATACAAGCAGCTGAAAGATGGCACGGACAAGTAGAAGAAATCGCCAGCAGATGTGGTATTCATACCAAGTCGGGAAAGCACCTGGATATCTGAGAGATGAAAACGGTGACATTCAGTATGAGAGCTATATTGGAGCTGATGGGGAAGTATATTTTTATACCGATGACGAAGGTAAAAAAATCCCAAAAGAAAGCGGTGAAATGGAAGTGCTTTACAGCAATCCTATAAAGTTTTGGGGGACAATCACATCACAGCTAAAAAACGCTGTCATGCGAGCATGGGGCAGTGATAGTACAAACAATTATGCTACGCTCATCTTAGCTAAACATGCAAAAGACTCTAACGGAAACAAACTTAGCTTGCCGTTTGGAGCAAGAATCTGGCTACACTCAGAAATCAAAACGAAACCAAATGGATCACCAGACGAAAATTCGGCTGATTATCAAGTGAGTGGAATCATGAATGAAGCACTGAATGAAACGTCTTACTATCTGCAGGTATTGCAGCAAAGCGAGGAAAAAACCTAATGGCAAAGGCTTTGGAAATAAAGGTGAGCGGAGTAGATGAAGCTATAAGGATGTTGGAACGTTACCAGAAAACGTTCCAAACGCGAGTAGAACTTTTCATGAAGAAGCTTACTGATTACGGAGTTGAAAAAGCAACAGAAGAAGTTTTGACGATGGATGCAGTATTTACTGGCGAACTTGTAAATAGCATTCACTCAACCGAGATAGAGAGCAACGCAGAGCGAGTTATCTTTGCAGTAGAAGCTGATTCAGAACATGCTATCTATGTAGAAATGGGAACAGGAATCGTAGGTGCTACTACTCCGTATCTAGGCAAGCTCCCGGCTATTTATGCGCAAGGGAAAACAATCAGAAAAACGGCAGATGGTAGATATGGCTGGTATTATCTGGGTGGAGATGGCAAGTGGTACTTTACAGAAGGTATGCCGTCAAGACCATTTATGTATCATGCCTCAACACAAATGAGACATGATATTGAAAGAATTGCAAGGGAGGTGTTTGGATAGTGGCTCAGAATCAATGGGTCATCGACCTTGAGAGCAAGGTATTATCCCTTGTGAAAGGCAAGACATACAACAAGCTAAAGAAAAGATATCCACAAATAATGTACACCACCTCAAGCATAAGCAATGATTCGCAGCGTAATTTTCCCTGTGTGTACGTCCATGAGTTGGGTGGAAGCGAAGCAAACTCCGATCTGGAACGCACAAGAATCAACACTATAGTGGCAGGATTTCAGATTGAAGTGTACAGCAACACATCACAGCTAGACTGCAGAACTATAATGGCAGAAATTATGGACTGCCTAAAAAAACTTATGTTTGATGTAAAAATGTCACCATATGCGGACAATCAATCACCAATATATCGTTATGTAGCACGTTTTGAAAGAACATTTGATTGGAATGATATTTTTTAAGCTCCATCGGCAAGATGGGGCTTTTTTAGTAGGAGGAATACAAAATGGCAGTAGGTTTAAAAAGTAGAATCATCTACAGAGAAAAGACAAAGGAAGATGGCGCAGCCGATTACTGGGCAGGTGAATATAAGCTCTTGATCAGAGCAAAATCAATTCCATCACCTTTCGGCACTGTCAACATGGTTGATACATCAACCTTGGAAGACTTGATAGAGACTCAGGAACAGGGAAGAAGAGCAGCTGCATCAATGGAAGTACCAGGTGCATTTGAAAAAAAATATAAGGATGAACTAGTTAAAAACGAGGGAAAACAATTAGATATCTGCATCCTTTACGGCACAGATGGAAAAGGTTCAGAAGGAATCGTAGCTTTTGTAGGAACAGAATCTTTCGCACCAGACGAGGCAACAGAAGATCACCTCACAGGAACAGCAACAATTGCCACAGTAACCGTTCCAAGGTGGATCGAGGATAGTTACACCGTATCTGTAACAGAAGATGAGAATGGTTATCCAACATCAATTACACTGGCAAAGAAAGAAATGTAACAGCTATATTCGGGAAGCGTGAGCTTCCCGTTTTTTGTTTAAAGGAGAATGAATTATGAAATTTATGAATTACGAAATTAAGTTTGGAATCGAAGCAACTACAAAGAGCGGAATTTTAAAGAAGATTAAAGAAATTCAGCAGTCCAGCGATGATGAAGTTCAACGGTCCAATGGTGATCTTGTTGACGATATCGAAATGATGCTTAATATGGTTCCGGAGTTTTTGCTTGTGGGACTGCAAAAAAGACATAAGGATGAGTTTGGGTATGATTACAACACAAATAAAGGCAAGGAAGAGGCAACAGCAAAGGTATGCGAATTGATTGATGAGTATACCGATCAGGAAGATTCAAGCATCAAAGAGCTGTTTGAAGAGCTGCTAAAAGAGGTAATGCAAAATGGTTTTTTCAAGAAGGAAGTTCTGCAGATGAAAGCGGAGAAAGAAGCGAAAGAGCAAAAAACAGAGTAATAGATCCAATTGATTATTACGATGAAAAGCTGCTTCCGTATTTTTTATGCGTTACGCAACAATACGGCTTTACTGCTGAAAAAATAGGCGATATGTGTCCGTGCGAGTTAAAACCATATGAACTTGCTTACAAGCTGCATCAGCAGCAAGTTGATATGCAAAACCACATGCTTGGCAGGTATGTGAGAATGTCTATTTTATCAACACTGGGTAACAGCCAGTGGTTCAAAGGCAAGCATACACCACCGTTTGAATATCCAGATATGCCTTTCTTGCAACAGGAGGTAAAGAAAAGTGAAAACGGTAATGTGGAATCTAACGAAGAAATCGCAGTATACGAAATGAAACAAAGAATCAGGCAACTTGAAAAGCAAGGCTTGCCAGAGAGTCCAATCTAGGGAGGAGGGATAAAATGAGCGAGGTAAATATTGATTCGATACGGATTGAAGCTAAAACAAATATCAAAGAAGCTATATCTGATATTGAAGCATTGAAACAATCCCTAACCGGATTGGGCGACAACAAAAGCGGAATTGACCGCTACTCAACATCTGTAAATGGATTAACGCAAAGATTAACGCGACTTACAGGAATAACCAACAAGGCAGGAATTGCAGCAGTCGAAAAAAGTGTAAGAGAACTGGCGGAAGCATCTATTAAGCTTAACAACTTACAGCTTAACGAAAAGAAGGGCTCGATTTTCTCTGAGGACACATGGAAAAGAGCCATGGAGAACGTGGAAAGTGCGATGGAAAATGTAAAAAATACCATCGCACAGAACGTTAAGGAGATCAGACAGCTAGACGGTGTTGAAAAGGCTTTTGATAACTATATCAAAAAAGCTCAAAACATAAAGATCCCAATTGGCGTAAAGAACGACTTAAATGTAGATAGAGAATTTGCAAATCTGCGAAGTGTACTTGGCAAGAATTTCTCCACAACAAATAGCGGTACGGATTTTGTGACGTTCATAGACGACATGAACAAGTCAATAAATACCACATTTGATACTACAAAAAACGCAACAGATCTGTTCAAGGATGTAGTGGAGCGTTTAAGGGATATACGCAAGGAAGCTGTGATGACATCACAGGATGTTATCAAAAACGGCTTAATTCCGGTACAAGAGATTGAATCCGAACTGTCAAAGTTTGCTGCAAAAGACATACCTAACCTCAGTGAGAAGTATGGGCTTACAGAAAACGATATTTATGGTGGCAAAAAACTATCAGAAAACAATGAAACAGAAAGTGTAAAAGAAGTCACAAGCGCAATCGGGCAGAAGACCAGAGCATTTGAAAAAGAGCAACAGACTGTAACCGATGTTGTGAACAGTGAAATGAAAGACCTTATCAATTTAAGGTCAACCATCGAATCTGTTACGAATGCTGTAGGAGACGGAAAAGGCCTGGCAGGAGCGTTCAAAGGACTTAAAGAACTTGGCTTGGGCGAACTGGCTTCTTTGAAAAACATTGACTTTTCTGGAATTGCAAAGCTGAATAGAGAAAGTTTAAAAACAATAATCGGAAAAAAGCATACTGGACTATCAGATACAGAAAAGACCATCATTCAAAATGCAGCAAATAAAGCTGTTGCACCAGAGAGTGTGCCGTGGTTAGAAGATTATGAAAAACTGATACAGCAAGCAAGGGAAGAAAGTCAAAAGTTTTTAGGTGAATTTTACGTTCCTGAGAGTGTTGAAGAGCTTCAAACTGAATTTGTGGGAATCTCAAAAGAGATAGTGCGCTTAAAGGAAAATATGCAAGAAGCATTGAGAACTCTTGATACTGATGGTGTATCACAGATGGTTAATGACTTGTCGCAAGCGATAGCTTATGCGAATGATTTATCAACTATTGCAGCTCAAAAAGGTATAACACTTAGACAGCCAAAAAGTGAATGGCAAGAGTATCCACTAAGCAGTTTTCCAGAAGAACTTCGTGGCAATGACTTATCAAACGCAATGAGCCAAACTGCGAGGGAAACAAGCAACGCTTCAAACCAATTAAGACAATACAATGAAGATGTATCAAAAGTAATCAGAACAGAACAGACATTTAAAGATGCCTTGACTGATGCTGCACAAGAGCCACCAATATTTAGAGACATACCAGAGGATATCAACAGATTGAACCGAAACATGCAAAAATTGCCACTTAGCCTATCCCAGTTAAAATCAGATATAAGTGATTTGGCAGGCATCATGGGTGGATTTGTAGGAAAGGCGATATCTGTTGCAGGTGCAATTGGCAAAATAGGATCTTTTGCAACAAAAGTAAACAAGCAGATATTGTCGTTCACAAAAGACTTTGCAAAGCTATCATGGGAGTTTTTGAATTTTGGTTCAAGCAAAAACGCATTATCTGGGCTAAAGAGTCCATTTGGCCAGTCCTCAGCCAGTCTTGGAGACTTTAACAAGAAATTAAAGCACGGAATTACAACTGTGTTGCGCTACGGTTTTGGAATCCGGTCTTTGTACGTACTGTTTAACAAGCTACGATCAGGAATCAAGGACGGAATCAACAACCTTGTTATGTTTAGCGATAGGGCAAATAAGAGCTTGTCATTGCTGACATCTGACATGTCATATGTTGGAAATAGTGTGGCTGCGGCGTTTGAACCAATACTGAATATTGTTGCACCAGTTATTGACCAAATTGTTGATTATGCAGTTGCAGGAATCAATGCCGTAGGTGCTTTTATAGCATCAATAACAGGTCAAACATCATACACAGTGGCTGTAAAAAACATCAAAGACTATCGCGACAGTTTAAACGGCACAGCATCTGCAGGAGATGCAGCAAGTGACGCAACTGATAAGTTAAAAGACAAGACCGATGAGTTAAAGCGTGAGTTAATGGGATTTGATGAAATCGAAAAATTTTCGGAAGATCTCGATAACGCAGCTAACAGCGGTTCGGGAAGTGGAAATGGAAGTGGTTCTGGAAACGGCTCAGGAACGAAAGATCCTATACTTTTTACAAAAAAGGATATACCAGGAGCAGTATCTAACTTTGCAGATCTCGTAAAGGATGCTTGGGCAAAATCCGATTTTACTGACATCGGTAAAATAGTTGGAACAAAACTCCGTGACGCGCTTGATTCCATTGACTGGGAGCCAATCAAGGAGCAGGCAAACAAAATTGCCAAAGTCACAGGAACATTCATAAACGGCTTCTTTGAGACGGAAGACCTTGATAAGAGCGTTGGAAGAACACTTGGAGAAGCAGTCAACACAGCTGTAGGTGCAATCAATACCTTTATTGACACAACTCACTGGGCATCACTTGGCGAATTTATGTCAGGCGGACTTAGAAGTGCGATAGCTACTATTGATTGGGATGACCTTGGAAAGACTCTGAACGCCAAATACAAGGCTTTGTGGAGCTTCCTTGATGGATTTGTAGTAGATATGTCTAAAATCAATTTTAGCGGCACTACAGGGTGGCAGGAAGCAGGTAATGCACTTGCAAATACAATCAATAGCATTTTTGCAGATAGAGACTACACAAAAACTGGACAAACTATTGCAGTTGGAATCAATGGAATCACATCTGCGCTAACAACAGGAATAGAAGGAATTGATTTTAATTCAATATCAAGAAATTTTTCAGACGGAATCAACAGCGTATTTTACAAGGTAGATTGGCAAGCAATCGGCACAATGCTATCCGATGGAATAAATACAGCAACTTCATCATTGCTGACTTTCTCGGTAACGGTTGACTGGAAAAGAATAGGCTCAGAGCTTGCAAGTTCTGCAAATACTTTTTTGGCTAAGACTGATTTTAGCCAAGCAGGAAAAGCGCTAGGCCAGGCATTTAAAGGCGCACTATCCGCAATTAACGAGTTTGCAGCAACATTTAATTGGCGATCTCTTGGAGTTGATATAAACAACTTCATTAAGGGCATCAACTGGGGCGAAATCTTAAAAACAAGTGCAAATATAGTTGTCAACACGTTTTTTGGATTATTTGAGGCAGCATGGGGGCTTATATTTGGGGGTAACGACACAAAGTATACCGCTATAGCTGATAACCTTAACAAAGCCATTTCGAAGTTGAATGTTGAGTGGCCAAAGTTTAAACAAGATGAGCTTAGTAATTTTGATTCGGCGATGGATTCACTGGATAAATTTTGGGAAATAAATGAGAAATTTAAAAAGAATGGAAGTTTATCAGCGCAGGATGAGTCCTTGTTCAAATTTTACTATGAACAAATTTCAAAGTACGCACCAGATATTGCTAAGGAAATTGGAAGCATACAGACAGCTTACCAAGGAACAAAAGATACACTTGAAAAACTTATTGAAACGCAGAAAAACGCAGCTATTCAAAAGGGATTTTCAAGTGCGTTGGAGGATGCTTCTAAGATTTACGGCGATGCCGTAGTTGCTCTTGAGCAATTAAAAACCAAATTTATAGATGATTCCGTCTCATGGAAAGCTGATATATTAAATGGACTCTTATCAAGAGTGGATGTATACGGTGGAACAATCGAGACATGGGAAAAAACTTTTGATAAGTTTTTACAAAAAGTGAGAGATGGTTCCATTGACTTTCAGAATCTTACAGAAGACGAGGAAGCACTCTGGCAAGTCATGCGAGAAATGAATCCTCAATTTGGAACAATGGAAGAAAGCATGGAATCACTAAATGGAACTGTCGAGACATCTGGAGAGACTGTAGATAAATTGCAAGTGGCTATGGGACGCTATAGAGATAATACTTCATCTGCAACAACCAATACAAAAAACTTAATTGAAAAGCTTAAAGGGATTAAGTTGACTGGAGTTTGGAAATCACTTGCAGATGAGCTGAGAGATACACTGGATAGCGTAACTGAATCTTTAAAATCTGATAAATTCGCACTAGGAATCAGCAATACCTTAACCGACATGTTTGATAAGGAATTTAAAGTGAATTTAAAGGCAGGATCGCTTGATACCAGTGAGCTTACCCAAAAAGACAAGACAATCCAAGGTGCATCAGCAAATGTTGTGAGTGCTAAAAACGCGCTTCCAGACTATGCAAAAAAACTTGATTTGGTAGCAAATTTGACAAGCAAACAAGATTCAATTGCCGATAGAGTGATCAGTGGACTGACAGGTTGGATGACAGATTTCCAAAATAGAGTTCCAGAGAACAATCGTTGGTTTAGCGGACTGACAGGTTGGATGACAGATTTCCAAAATAGAGTTCCAGAGAACAATCGTTGGTTTAGTGGACTGACAGGTTGGATGACAGATTTCCAGAACAGAGTTCCAGAGAACAACCGTTGGTTTAGCGGATTAACAGGTTGGGTAACGTCATTGGGAGACTCAATTCCAATATCCGGAAAATGGTTCAGTGGAATCCTGGGATATGTAACAGCATTAGGAGATTCAATCCCTACATCCGGAAAATGGTTCAGTGGAATTTTAGGATATGTTAATCAGGTTCAGAAACAATCTGGAGTATCGCTAATTCTTTCAGGGATAACAGCATTTATTTCAAGCATAGTTTCAGGTACTAAAAAATCCACAGGCGGAGCCTTTTATGGTGGAAGATGGCATGATATACCACAGTTTAGCAGCGGAGGAGTTATTACAAAAGACTTCATGTCAAGCTTTAGCGCCATCCCACGATATGCAGGTGGTACTGTAAATGCAGGCTCAATGTTTATTGCAGGAGAAGCCGGACCAGAGCTTGTTGGACATGTAGGTGGCAGGACAGAGGTCTTAAACCAGTCACAACTTGCAAGTGTAATGCAGAGCGCCGTAGCGAGTGGAATGGAAGCAGTTATGGCACGTTACGGTGGAAATGGTGGAGGAAATGGAAATGTGACAGTTAATGTTGTTCTTCAGGGCGATGCAAAGAAGATCTTTGAGGTTGTCAAAAAGGAAAACAACAGCAGAGTCATACAGACTGGCAAGGCGCAACTTTTAACGTAAAGGAGGGAAACAATGCAATGGATGGTCCAGTAAAAACTGTAATCATAAGTGGATTGGAGCTGAAAGCTAAAGATCTGACGATAACAGATAACATCATCTGGAGCCGCAATACGGGGCGAGTTGCGTCTGGCGATATGGAAGGTGACATCAAAGCAAAGAAAATTAAGTTAAATCTTACGCTGGCGCCTTTGGATGATGAAGAAGCAGCAGCTTTTGCTGCTGCAATAGAACCACCATTTTTTCCGATCACTTTCCGAAATCCGAAGTCTGGGAAAACAGAAACGCGCAAATTTTATGTTGGAACGCCAACATATCCGGTGTATTCATACGCCGATATACTGCCCAGATATGTTGGTGTTGCTGCAAATTTTATTGAAAAATGAGGTGTCAAAATGAAGATGTCAAATAGAACACTGGTAAAGACAATCAATGGACTTTTATCGTTTAAAAACAACGGTGTAAGGAAGCCAATTAAGGCAATTTACGCAATCAACCGTAATATTGAAATGCTTGATAAAGCTGCGATTCCTTTTCAGGAATCAAGAAATGAATTGATTGAAAAGTACTGCGATAAAAAGAAAAATGGTGACATTGTGCCTAAAAAGGGAATGGAGCAAAACCTAGAATCAGAGTTGGGTGAATTACTGGATGGAATTGAAGTTGATGTAGATGTTTACAAAATTCCAATTAGCTTGATCGAGAATATAGAAGCATCAGAGCTTGAATTTGAAGCAATTAGCATGATGCTAGAGGAAAGTGAGGCGGAAAAAGCATGACATATGATTACACAGTGAAACAAGATGGACAATTTTATAAGCCTGGTCAAGAAGTGCCAGATATGGGTACATTGGTATGTACGTCTGCGCAAGGCAATGTACGCAGTTATGAGGGACTTGTTAAGGATGTTGACAAACTACCCACGTATGTTGCGACAGGCAGCTCTTTCCTAGCGAGCGATACTGGCGATTATTATAAATTCGAAGAGTCAACGGCAACTTGGAACAAGATTTAAGGAGTAAATATGAAACCAGAAGACGTCATTGGTATTTTAAATCGTAAGGTTCAGAACGCAACTGTAACGGAAGATCAAATTGATGCAGCTGTTGAAAAGTATCATAAGACTCATCCGTTGGAAACTGACAAAACACTCACTGTTCCTGGTGCTTTTGCAGATGCAAAGGCGGTTGGAGATGGATTGAACGAAAAAGTAACAGGAAAAGGAATGACTTTGTACTATGACACAGAAAAACAGTGCGCAGCCATTAAATTTGATGAGCAAGGTTAGGTGATCATTATGGGATTATGGACGGAATATAAGAAAAAAACGGCTGTAAAATCCACAGATACTTTTCTTGTGTATGACAACGCAGAAGGCGTAATGCAAGTTGATGGATCAAATGTAAAAGAATCCTTTAGAGATGCTACAGATACCACATTGTCACAAGCAGACACGCCAGCCGATGCAAAAGCAGTTGGGGATAGATTCGCAAAGGTTGAAAAGAAGAATGTAGAACAGGACACAGCGTTAAAAACAAAGGCCGATGGTACTGGCATAGAATTTTTCTTCGACTCAGCCAAAGGGTGCTTGGCTGCAAGGATAACAAAGTAGAGGAGGAAGGTGTATGGCTGACAAAATAATTTATCTTGCAAATTGGGAAGATGTGGAAGAATTAAAGGCTGCATCAAAAACTCAAGAAACTAATATAGTGGATTTAACAAAGGAACTTGCAAAGAAAGCAAATGGCCAGGGAATTACTTTGAGTATAAATGAAAGTGGTGGACTGAGAGTAATGTATGACGATGGAAAGTGAGGATAAAAAATGGCAGCAGTGGCAGTAGATGTGGCAATGGAGTCAACATCACAAGAGATTTTAAATCTTTTAAAAACAGTAAAAACACTAGTAACAGATGTTTCGAAGTTTGACTGGAAGAATTTCTGGGAACAAACAGCAACAGACGAGGTATTTTCAACAAAATTTTATTATTACGAAACCAGCACCAGTCCAAGCGGTGAAAAGATGAATGCATCAGTTGGGTTAACAGCTGTGCCTTCAACGGAAACTGTAAAGGGGCAGGATGATTTTGCAAATCATAGTGCTTTTCAGACAATTGATTGTAATTTTGTAATTGACGAGCAGGAGAATAAGACCCCAGTAGCAATTAAAGGCGGTAATGGATATTCTGACATTGGAAAAGTAGATGTTGGAGTTATGGTTCCTTTAACTTATTGGGGCATTCAGAAATTTGACACATATTACATTGTGCATTTTGCAACGAAGCCACATCCTGAATTAGAGTGCACAACAGTTACACCATGGTGCAGCAAAGAACTCGGTTATGGTATTTTGACAAAATACTATGCAGGACAAATTGATGGAATTTTATATTCATCATCTGGAAATGCAATTTATAACTTTGTTTCAGCCCAGTCTGGAAATACTGAGCTGCAGAAGAAAGGAACAGGATATCATGGCTCTGGATCAGAGCGAACGGCATATCTGCTGTGTATGCTATGGATGAAGTATGCAACAAAAAATAGTCAGAAAGTCTTTCAAGGATGCACTGGATTTAATATACAGACTAAAGTTGTACAAACTGGGGAAAATGTTAACTATGTTGTAATTCCAACAGCGCAGGCAAATAGCTTTTATGTTGGCACGACAGTATCCATCGGAGATGCAACTGGTCACACAGACAACCTGGATCGCGGACAGGCATACATGCGAAATATCGCAGATAAAGTCAAAATAACAGCTATCGAAGCAATATCTGGAACAGATAACAGTAGAGTATATGTTGGCAAGCAAAATATGACAATTACAGAAGATACATATATATCATCAATGCCATTGCATGCAGGGCAAACTGACAAAGTGCTTGGAGTGGATGGATATGTCAAGAACGATGGCAAACATGCATTCAAACTTGGCGGTATTGAAGATATGGTTGGTGTATATTATATCTCAATGAACGAGTTGTGGAACAAGACTACAGCAACAACAGTTGACTACTACGTTAGAGGAACTGCTGCATGGTCAAGCACTGCCACGAACTGGACAAAAATCGCAACTGTAGATCTTGAAACAACTGATGATTTTTGGATTGGCGACATTGATATAGACTTGTCTGCAGGTGTTATATGGTTCAAGAGCAAGGGTTCAGGAGATTCGGTCGGTGTTGGCGACAGACAATATAATGGTGGTGGTGGAACAGGTTGGCGCGAAGCGCTAAGGCGCGGCGGTCTCAGGCGCTGGTCGAATGCCGGATTCTCCTGCGCGGCTCTCTGGGGCGGCGTGGCGGTTGCGAACTGGGACTGCGCTCTCTGCGTTTAATTCCGAACCTTTTAGGGGTGAATTTTGCGTAAGCAAAAGAGGGGGCTGCCCCTCTAAATAGTATACAGAAATAATTTTAAAATAGGACTTGTCACACACGGGCGCGGCAATCTCAGGAACAGGTCGAATGCCGGATTCTCCTACGCGAATCTCAGGAACGACGTGACGAATGCGAACTGGAACTACGCTCTCTGCTTTTATATGTCTGACGGGACAAAATAGTACGTTGGTACTTAGTGTGGCATTTCGCGGATGTAATTCCGTTGTTGTGTAAGCAGCACTTAAATAGGCAACAAAAAGGGAATCGGAACGCCGACGGGCATTCCGATAACTTATGTGAAAGACATAGGTTGGGGCTAGTAGACATCCGAACGTCCCTCGGAATTTAAACGATATTTACAAAAAAGGATAAAAATACTTGAAACGTTGTTGCAAAAGAATAGATATAACTAACAGAATATTGGTTGAACGAGCAGTAAGAGATTGCATAAGCGGAAAGATGAACCGTGGGGACACTATAAGAATGTTCTCAGAGTACTCAAAGTTACCATGTGAAATCATAAAAAAGATCTGCAAAGAGCACTTCATGATGGAAGGATTGATCAATACTGTTATAGACGGTATACAACAAGAAATTATCGAAAAGAAATATATTGTAAAGCCAATTCGTTACAGATACCAAGTTGATAAGTGTAACGGAAAGGTTAGAAAGATAGGAATACAAGATGTAAAGCAACAGATATACGACTATATAGCTGTATATGCAATGGAAGAATTATTCCGAAAGAAAATAGGCTTTTACCAATGTGGGGCATTAAAGAACAAGGGATGCGAATTTGGCGCAAAAGCGATTAAGAAATGGGTAGACAACCATGATATAAGATGGGGATGGCAAGCAGATATCAGGCATTATTATGAAACCATACCTAAAGGTAAATTAAAAGAACTACTAAGGCGAGATGTAGATAACGACAATGTTATACATCTCGTTTTCTTCTTAATTGATTCATTTGAGGGTGGATTATCAATCGGTTCATACCTTAGCCAATATCTTGCGAATTACTACATGTCATATGCATGTCATTATGTTAATGAGCAGGTATGCAAATTAAGAAAACATAGGAACGGAGCTGCTAATCGTGTCAATCTTGTATCTCATGCTTTGTTTCAAATGGACGATATACTAATCGTTTCGAAAAGCTTGAAGGATTTAAAAATGGCAGTAAAAAGATTTTCAAGTTATGTTTCAGATTTTTTAGGGCTAGAAATTAAGGAAACATCAAAATTGATTGATCTGAGTGTTACATACATTGATATTTTAGGAAGAAAAATATCAAGAAGAAGTCTTACTGTACGCTCATCAAATTTTTTGAGATTTAGAAGGACTGCAAAGAAGGTAAGAAAAAGAGTCCACCAAAAGAAAGAAGTGCCACTATCATTGGCTAAAAGCTATATCGGGCGTTATGGAGCTATTAAACATTCAAACACACAACGTTTTCAACAAAAGTATCATGTCTCGGAAGATATAAAGAGATGTAAAGAAATTGTATCCACTCATGAGAGGAGATTAAACAATTATGGAAAAGATGAGATTTACGCTGCCGCAGTTAAGTGCAGCATTCTATCCGCTTGAAAAAGGAATGGATGTAGTTATTTGTACAGATGAGCAGAAGGTTACAGTTGATAGCCCAGAAAATGGCAGTGAGATAATGTACGAGTATAACGGCAATATATTCAGGACGTTTAAGCTGACGCAAGAGGAGATTATTCAGGCTCCAGAGCAATATCTTGATTACGAAGGCGATACAGAGCCAAGCGAAGAAATGACAAGATACGCAACAGAAATGATAGATGCATATACCTTGCAGCTGATCGAGGAAGGAGTACTGGCATGAGAAGTTTGGTAGAGAGTTTAAAAAGACTGTACAAAAGTGGAAAAGTGTCGGCAGAAAAGATTAAAGGAATGAAGATTCTCACAGAAGAAGAAAAAAGATACATCCTCGGAGAATAAAAAATAAAGCAAATATCTAGCACGGAGTATACCGTGCTAGAGAAAGGAAATCGTCATGTATCAGGTATCAGAAGCATTAGATAAAGTTATATCAGGCAGTGGAAGAACGTTCTACGCAAGGCTAAACGGAATATCAGAAGGAATCCGAGAGATAGTGCAAACAAATTTTTCAACTCCTGATAGCTATTTTTATGTGGGTGGAGCTACAGCTTCCAAAATAGAAGTATCTATGTTTACAAAGTCGCAAGATTTTGTAAAAGGTGCGGAAGTAAGACTTGAAATAGGAGCAACAGCTGATGGCACTATAGAATGGATACCAATGGGGTATTTTACGATAAAAGAGCAAAAAAAAGACCGAAATCTGCTTACTTTTACAGCATATGATAGGCTAGAGTCAAAGTTAGCTAAAGCGTATAAAAGCAAAATCACAAGCTATCCAGTAGAAAGTAAAGAATTTTTAACTGATATAAGCAAACAGACAGGTGTTGAGTTTGACACAAGCAAATTATCTGATAATCTGATTATAGATAAAATATTGACGGTTAACGACCAGTCGGGAGAAAAAGCATACAAAGAGCCGTTTGACGGTTTTACGATGCAACAGGTGGTTGGATACATCGCACAACTCCATGGTACATTTGCTATATGCGATAGAAACGGAAAAGTAACGTTTAGATGGTATGGAACGTTAGCAACTGATCACCCAGGAAAGATAGGTGATACAGCAGGTAGCTATTTAGAAGACCAAAACTTATCATTTATCTATAATACAATCGAATTTTTAAAAGAATCACACACATATCTAATTAAGACCAATAGATATTTTGATGATCTGCTACAATCAGAAACGATGTGTCAAATTTCAGGCATCAGCTGTGATACAGAGAACAATCATTATGAATCAGGAACAAATATAAATACAAATTTAAGCAATCCAGTAATGACACAGGAATGGCTCGATAAAATCCTTGAAAAAATAAAGGATACGAGGTATTATCCAGTGTCATTTTCGTTTATGGGAGATCCGAGACTTGACGTAGGTGATGTCGTTACAATAGTTGATGCTAAAAATAATCTTATAGATGTTCCAGTGATGCAGCACACCATTACATTTGATGGTGGCTTACTGTCAGAAGTGGCATCCTATGGATTTGAAGAAAAAGAGGTGAAAAGTCCATCTGAAATAGCGTTGCAACGAGTTAAAGATGATATTCTTAGCCTTCAGGAAATTACGGCAAAAAAAGCCACATTTAACCAATTAAATGCTGTAGATGCAAAGATCACGAACTTGCAGGCAAGCACAATCACGGTAAATGATGCAAATATATTATTTGCCAGACTTGATAAAGCAAATATTCAGCAGGGTTGGATAACAAGTGTAATGATTGGTGATGCGCAAATTACCAATGCGAAAATTCAGGATATGTCTGCTGATAAAATAACAGCAGGCGTTATAGATGCCTCAGAGGTCTCTATCATCAATTTAGATGCTACCAGTATCACCACAGGCACTATTACTGGACTAGATGCATTTTTTAATAAAACCTTTAAGGTAATTAGTCCAACGTCAGATACAGAGGAATTTATAATTAGTGCAACGCCAGAAAGTGTTACGATCGGTACGAGAATGAAATCTGGTGAACTATATCTGCAAAAAGCAATGATAAGCATTGGTGATGAAGATATGGCTATAATAACAAAAGGCTATTTACGTTTAACTGGTTCACAACACCTAAGCCTTACATCAGCGAATGATATAGTGTTATTCCCTGGCGTGTCAAATGATGATAAAAATGTATACATTAACGATGGCTCGACCAACAACGCAATATTGCATGTTGGAAACTTTAAAAATTTAATAACAACAGTTGAAAATTCCCAAAACTCAAAAAAATTGAGTGGAATGGAAATAGTTGATACCTCAAAGAATATTTCAAACGCAATTCCATGGATTGATCAAACTGGTGTGATGGAGATTGGAAAATATTTGGATTTTCACGAGTGGAACGCAGATAATACTGATTTTAGCGCTAGGTTGGAAGTTTTTGAAAAATCGTTAAGAATAACCGCAGGGATAACTACTGCACTAGACCTTAATGGAGTTGGGAATGCATCATATATAAAATTTAGTGGAAGTGGAACAACGCTAGGATGGATTGGCTTAAACAGGAAAGATGGATCACTGATGTTGTACGACAGCAACGAAAAAGAATATCGCATATTAGACGAGACATCTATATCGTTTGGAACAGCAGAGCCGATTAGCAATGGAAGAAAAGGCGATATCTATATTCAGACATCTGATAGTGGAAATGGATGGAAAAAAGCTGTTGCAATTTATTATTATTCCAACTGAAATGATAGGGAACACCCTATCATTTCAAATTATTAAGATAAGAATCTTTTCTCTCGCAAACAGATTGCTTTGCTTGCTGTATTGATTCTTCTAAATGTTTCAAGTCAGGCTCTATAAAAGCGTCTTTAACCTCGCCGCGTGTCTGCCGAATCAGAAAATTGTCGAGATATGCTTGAGCTGACGTTATACGGTCAGCAAGCGGCAACTTGTTTAATGCCGTAAGCATATCAAGCTGTGCGTGCCAATCAGAACCAGTATCGCAAAAGACATTGTAATACAGACGTTTCAGATACTCAGCGTCCTCGTGCTTTAAGTATTCCTGTAGAGCAGACAGTGTCTCACTATCTTTTTTAAGGTGATAAATACGTTCATACTTATTAGGGTCATAGATAGCCATAAGACATTTTTCCGTATCGACACCACATCTATCAAACCACTCTAGCAACGCTGGGAAGTCTGGCGCACCAAGACCATTCTCCCAATTTTTTATTGTTCCTACACTCTTTCCAAGTGCTTTTGCTAAATCCATTTGTGACAATCCTGCGCTTTTGCGCACATAAATAATGACTTTTACAAGCCGTTCAGTATCAGCTACTCGATTTCTCATGTCAAAAACCACCCTTCATATTCGTTCAAAATGTCATTTTTACAATAAATTGTACTTTAGCAAAAACAAAAAGTATAATTTATTGGCTACGTCAAACAAAAGGTAAAGTCAAAGTTTTCTGGCACTTAAAAGTTTGGGAAATAGCCAAAAAACTTTGACCGAAAAAAATGTGAACAAAGTCAATACAATTGTAGTCACCAGTGCTATTATCTATACCATAGCAGAAAAGAGAAAGGAGGCTACTAATGATGACAGTTTACAACTGCAAAGTAACAGAGTCAATGGTTAATTTTGCCATTATTCATGGCAAATTACTAGACAATTTTACAACATTAGACTGCTTGGAGAGTGATTTTTGTTCAAACACCATCGAGACAAGCCGCCTGAGTGGAGTAAAGGATGAAATACCAATCGCTGTTGCAAAGGATAGAATCGGTGCTTTAAAGCGCCAGGATGAAGTGACAGCGATCGGAGAGTGGCGAAGCAAGAATTATTACACCAGTGACGGCAAGAGACATGTACAGCAGTACTTTCTGGTTCGTGAAATCAAAGTAGAAAGTGGGGAACATCGAAACCAAATTACATTGACTGGGTATTTATGCAGCAAGCCGATATATCGCACAACACCATTAAAAAAGGAGTTATGTGAACTTATAGTTGCTGTAAATCGTTCATATGGCAAGAGCGATTATTTACATTGTATTGCTTGGAATCAGCTTGCTCGAAAGGCATCAAATTTAAAGGTTGGGGACAAAATTAGGCTGTCTGGAAGAATCCAGAGCAGAACGTATATTAAAAGAGAACATGAAACAGAAATGGTTAAAGTTGCATACGAAATTTCTGTGGATGCATTTGCAAAGGAAAGGTGATTATATGTGTGATGTGGTTAGACGTTTTTTAGATAGTATTGCAGAGCTAAAAGGCAACGAATATGTAAAAAGAGCGATTACGTATATGTCCACGTTCATTCCAGAAGGAAAACGTAACGAAATGGAATTGCTTGATTTTTTGTATCAGCTAACAGATAGAGACGATGTAAAGAAATATCGCTGTGAGCTGATCGCGCAGGCAATGACGAGAGAATAGAAGAAGAAGAAAGAGAGGGCAATGAATGGCAGAAAGCAGAAGCGAAAAGGATATTGATGCGGATGTTGAAGAAGCAATGAAGAAGTACTACAAGAAAAAAATCAGAGAGATCTTGAGGAATGAGGAAAGACTAAGCACAATTAGAATTGTTTATTATATCTTGACAAAATAAAAAGAGGGCATCCAGTAATGGGTGTCCTCTTAATGTTTTACTGGGCTGAAACAATTTTATCATTCTGCTCTAAGATATCAGACGCATCTTTCCATGCATAGTTAATTTGAATCGTACTTGGAGTAGCAGCATCTTTACCGTAATCACAAGAATGGATTGATAAGATGCAGGTTTTTGTTTCCCAAACAGTAAAATGACCATCATAGAGATTAAATATAAACGAATCACCTTTAGTCGAGAAAGAATCTTCGTCATAATCCTGTGAAGGTTCGCCATAAGTAGCTGTTAATTGCTCTTTTAAATCATTTGCCATTGGGCTAACATCATTTGCATTAAATTCGTATGTAACACCGTACAGCATAGCATTTGCCACATTATAGTCAATTACACCGTCTGCTGAAGGGCAAACAAAATACGCATATACAGAAGATGTTGTATATCCAAAGGCTGGCTGCTGATAGTTTGAAGCGAAAGCACTTGCCATAAAACCAGTCGAATCATAGTCAACACCAGTAATTCCACCATAGATAATATCATCAACTGAATAGACAGGAAGCGCCTGATCTATAGATGCTTGGAGGTTAAGTTCTGGTGTTAAGCTCTGCACACTCGCAAAATTTGTTCCCCAAGGGATATCCTTGAACAGGATATCACCGTCTGGGAGTTCTGCCACGGTTTCTGCCTCAGAACTCTCTTCCTCATCACCCTCAAGCAATTCATTATATAGTTTAAGAAGATCGTTGTAGTCTTTGAGCAATTCATTATACTTTGCTTCATAATCAATAGTTTCTGCTTCTGTCTCCACTTCGCTTTCTGCAAATACTGGCACTGCTTGCAATGCCATACAACTACACAGTACAGCTACAAATCTCTTTTTCATGTCCTTTTCTTCCTTTCTTTTTGTGCTTGTGTTGCACTATGTAAATAGTATAAACAGGTTTTGACAAAATAGCAACTAGAAATTCACCTTGCATGTAAAACAAATGGGTATCCGCATTACGGATACCCACTGTCTGGTTAATTAGTTTTGTTTGTTGTTGGTGTCTGGTGGAAAGATGATGTCTTTTCCTGCGAGAAGAGTATCAAGCACTTGTTCCAATTTCTCCCAGTCTGAATCCTTCATTTGCGCAAGATAAAGGATTAGACGTTTTTTGAAATTTTCATCGCCTGTTATTGCAAGCGTGCTAAGAAATGACTCAATCTCTTCTGATGGTGTAAGACCCTTGAACATATCACCTTCTCCGGTAAGGAGCCAAGTTTTGTTGATAGAAAATTCTTTGCAAATCAAGTTTATAGATCGCTCTGACAAATTTCGTTTTCCACGTTCTACTACGGCAACTGAATTTTGCTTCAACTCGATCCTTTCTCCAAATTCTTTTTGGCTAAGGGAATAATATTCTCGAATCTCTTTTATTCTTTCGTTCATTGTGTTCACCTCCTTTCGATACAAATTATACAGCACAAATATCACTGAGTCAATAAAAAAATAAAAAAAATATCACCAAGTACTTGACAAATGTATTACTGAGTGATATAACATAATCACTCAGTAATAGTAAGGAGATGATGCAATGGACTTAATCAGAATCAATTACGATTCCGAAGTTCCTACAGTTTCGGCAAGACAACTGCATGAGGGACTTGAGATCAATACAAGATTCAACGATTGGTACAAGCGTATGTGCGAATATGGTTTCGCTGAAAATGTGGACTATCAAGCTATTACTCAAAAAAGAGTAACAGCTCAAGGCAATGAGACAACATTCATGGATTATCAAATCTCCATCGACATGGCAAAGCAGATCTGTATGATTCAGCGCACTGACAAGGGCAAGCAGTACCGCCAGTACTTCATTGATCTCGAAAAGGCATGGAATACACCAGAACAGGTAATGGCAAGAGCCTTAAAGATTGCCAACAACGAGATTGATAAGCTCAAGGCAGAGAACAAGGTACTGATTGCAGACACAGAACGCATGAAGCCTAAAGAAATCTTTGCGGATGCAGTGGAGTCTAGCAGGACCTCAATTCTGATCGGAGATATGGCAAAACTGATTTGCCAGAATGGTCACGAGATCGGGCAGAACAGACTCTTTGAGTGGATGCACCAAAATGACTATCTTATTAAAAGTGGCGGCAGTAAAAATATGCCGACACAGAAGGCGATGGAACAGAAACTCTTTGAAGTTAAGGAGCGTACCGTTGTGAATCCGGACGGAAGTGTCAGAATCACAAGAACAACGCTTGTAACTGGAAAAGGACAAATCCATTTTATCAACAAGTTCGCCAGGATGAAGGCAGAAATGATAGCAGAAATTACATAAGAGAGGAACAAACAATGTTTGACATTAACAAGTTTGTAGTACTTAAAGATTGCATGTACTACGAGGGAATGCATAAGTATTACATATTCCAGTTTGATAGTGCATACACACTACTTGCTGACACAAACAGAGCAATCTTGTACAGAGCAGAAAGCTTTGCTGACATGATTAGCTACGTTGAAAGAATGGAAACATGTAGAAAGGAGGTGCAGGCGTGATGACAGATAAAAAGGAAAAGCCTAAGACATACCGTTTTTTGACAGAGCAGAAAAAGCGCACTTTGAAGAAGTTGAGCGAAGTGACAAATAGCTGCTCCAGTATCCAGAATAACTATTTGCTTGGCTGGATCGAAAACACGGTCACAACATCGTAAACAAAATATAAATTAAGAGAGGTGATAAAAGATGTTCTGGATGACTAAAAAGATGCCAGATAAGACCGCAGGCTATCTGCTGTGCACAATCAGATGGGGCGAGACTAGACTTACCCATGAGTATTATTGGGGACCAGACCCAAAGAACAGATTTAGATGGTGGGTTTCGAAAGAAGCTTGCCAGGCAAATTTGCCGGACGGTGGATTTGAAGATTCTGGCTATGAAATCGTGGCTTGGGCTAGAATGCCTGAGCCATACAGAAAGGAAATGTATGAATCTAAGAGAAATACTGCCGCATTTGAGCGGAGAAATGAGCAAGGACACGGAGCTATTGAAAGAAACAGCAAAGCAGGGAGACATTGTTGTGCTGAATGTAAAAATGCCAGATGGAACACCAACAACAGTAAGCGCGGCGATTAAAGCGAAGTACCCACACGTGGTACATATGCAGTATCAAACCGCAAGGGGATATACCGTAAACACATCGTTTGCTTGGAAGAAGCTGTTAATGATAATGCTAAATCCAAACAGTATTGAAGATAATGAAGAAGGGGAGTGATCAACAATTTTTATTTACCATGGGGAAAGCAAAAAGCAATTGCTTGAAACAGCAACACGGCTGCTTCCATGTTTAACAGAAGAACAGCTTGCCTACATTATTGGAATGGAGCAGGCAGAGGAATATAAAGAAAAGGAAGGAGCAAAAGAAAATGATAAATCTTTACTTTGATGCAGAATTTACAGGGTTGCATAAAGACACAACCCTAATAAGCATCGGAATTGTATCTGCAAGCGGTGAATCCTTTTACGCAGAATTTAATGATTTTGCAGACTATCAAATTACACCTTGGATTAAGGAAAATGTATTGTCAAATACAGTGGTAAAGGGTGAGAACAAAGAGCTTGCAGAGTTGCTAGACAAGGAAAACACCGTATTTGTGGTTGGCAGCAAATATGAGGTACGAGAATCACTTCTTGAATGGCTTAAGCATTTTGAGAGTGATATTCAATTTGTGTCAGATGTATCTCATTACGATTTTGTTTTACTGGTTGATCTTCTGGCAAGTTCCGCATTAGAGCTTCCTAATTACATATCAGCAAGTTGTCACGACATCAATCAGGATATTGCAAGAGTGCTAAGAATTTCTGAAAAGGAAGCGTTTGATTTATCACGCGAACAACTCTTAACAAAGCTGGGGAAGCCACTTCCCAAAGGAGTAAAGCACAATGCGTTGTATGATGCCAAGATCATTCAGGCGATTTATCGCCAGTTACAATAAGCCTATGAAGTTAACAGAGGAGCAGCGGTTAGAACTGATTGGGCATGTCTACAGAAGAGTGGATGCAATAGTGCCAAGGACTGGAAGGACGGCAACAGAAATTAAAAGAGCTAGGCAGAAAGCCATGAAAGGGTTGATCCAGAGCTTTTCAGACGAATTTGGTGTGAGAACAGAACGCTTATGGAAACAAAATGAAACATTGAAATTTAGAGGATGCAGCTTATATGACTTGCACGAGTTCGTAGATTGCTACAATCCACCAGAGAAGAAAAGAAAGGAGAGAGCAAATGGTTGCAGTGAACAGTGGAGAAAGTTACCTCGGCGCAGAAATCCGCGAATGGTGCAGCCACTCAAAAGAGCAGGATGCAGCAGTAGTAAATGCAAAATACTATAGCGGTTTCAGAGAGCCAAATGACGGAGCGTTCTACTTTGTTGAGAAAGACGGAGAAAACATTTCAAAATATAGAGTTGTACGTGATTTAGTCAAGTCACCACGACTATAAGAAAGGAGACAGACATGAGCAAAGAACTTGAAGCTGCAAGAGCATTGGTAAAAATGCTTGAAGAAAGAGAGCAGAACAACAAGGTTAAACTAGAAAGTTTAAAAGCTGGAGAAACATTTTGCATTGGAGAGAATGATTATATTGTCCTCGAACAGCACGAAGGAAAAACCAAGGTTATCTCGAAGAATTTTATAGCAGAAGACAGAGAATTTGCAAATGATACAGCGGATTACAAAACATCTGGACTTAGAAAATACATCGAAGCTGAAATCCAGCCAACTATTGAAAATGAAGTCGGAGCAGAGAATCTTGTGGAACACAGAGTTAGCCTTGAGACAGTAGATGGTCAGAACGACTACGGAGAGTTAACATGCAAGGTTCGCCCGATCACCTTTGACGAGGCCAGAAAGTATAACAACTTAATTGTTAATAATGATTTGGATGATTGGTGGTGGACTTGTACAGCATGGACTAGTCCAAACCGTGAATACAATCGTTCAATCACCGTTGTTCTTCCGTCCGGCCGCGTCAGCAGCAACAATTGCGGCAGCAGCCGCGGTGTTCGCCCAGTTTGTATCTTAAAATCTAACATCTTTGTATCGAAAGGAAAATAAATGGCTGAATTAACATTAGAAGCGTTGCAACAACAGTTCAATGATCTAAAGAAAAGAGTAAGCATCTTAGAAGGCAATTCAAAAAGAAAAATTGATGTTGAGCCTAAAGCAGGCAATCAGTTCAAACTTGCAGGGCTAAAATGGAAAATCCTTGATGTTCTTGATTCAGGCTGTATGTGCCTTGCAGAAAAATCAGAGTTGACGAGATTTGATCCAGACACAAATGACTGGAGAATCAGTGAACTACGTCAGCATCTGAATAGTGATCTCCTTGAAAAAATAGAAAATGAAATTGGAGAGGAGAATGTTATTAAATTTGAGAGGGATTTACTGTCTGTTGATGGGCAGAATCAATACAGAGCATGCAAAGACAAGGTTTCGCTGCTTACTCTTGACGAATACAGAAAATATAGAAGCCTGATTCCAAATGAAGAGTGTTGCTGGTGGTTACTTACTCCATGGAGTAAGTCGCACAGCGGATATTATACATGGACTACCGTTGTTCTTCCGTCCGGCGGCATCCTCAGCAACGTTTGCTTCGACAGCCGCGGTGTTCGCCCAGTTTGTATCTTTTCCCCTTTAATCTTTGAATCTAAGGAGAAGTAATTAAGTGGCAGAAGAACTCAGAGTTATTCTTAAAGCAAAAGAGCTAGCAAAGCATACTTTAATAATAACTTCTAATTGTAACCGTTATCCGAAAAAATATAGGTTCTCACTCGTAGATAAAATGCAAAATAAAGCACTTGAGATTTATGAGCATTTATATGAAGCAAACCGAACAGACTTGAGACTTTATCCTAAAGAGCGATCAGAACTCCAGACAAAAGCAATAACAAAATGTGATGAGTTATTGTTCTATATTGAATTGTCAATGGAATTGAACATCATCAACAATAAAAGTACAGAATATTGGTCAAAGATGGTTTCAGATATAAAGCATATGGCAATTGCCTGGAGGACTAAAGACAAAGAAAGATAATAATATTAGGTTATTTGCTGTTAAGACCGTTGTTCTTCCGTCCGGCAACATCAACAACAACAATTGCAACAACAGCAACGGTGTTCGCCCATTCTGTGTCAAACAGGCCGTCAGAGTAGGCATTAAGCCGAAATCAGCAAAAGATACAAAAAAGCAAATGACCTTTCCGAAGAGGATAAATACAAAGGAATTTTTACTATGGATAAAGATCTTATATGCGATTTTCAAAATTTATACAAAGCATACCGAAAAACGAAATCTGGTAAGAAATTTAATGGAAGTTGTGCGAGATTTCAAACAATGAGTCTTGAAGGACTTCACATATTGAAAGAACAGCTTGAGAATCAGACGTACAGTATGAACCCGTATAACAAATTCAAAATATATGAGCCAAAGGAGCGAGAAATCAAGTCCTGTGCTTTTAAGGACAAAGTGGTTCAGAATTGTCTGTGTTATACCGTTCTTAGACCAAGGTTGCAGTCTCAATTTATTCGTACCAATTATGCAGGTCAAATAGATAAAGGTACTCATTTTGGAATGGATTGTCTGAAAGAGCAGATGTTAAGCTTTTACGAAGAACATGGAACAAATGGATGGATTTTAAAGTGCGATATACGAAAATTCTTTTACACCATAGAGCATAATCCAGTGAAGGATATAGTAGATTATTATTTCTACGATGAATATACAGTATGGTTAAATCATTTGTTCATTGATAGCGTTGAAAGCCCAGGTCTTCCACTCGGAAATCCTGTTGCACTAATGTATGCGCTTCTTATGCTTGATGGACTTGACCATTTTGTAACTGGTGAGCTTGGAATAGATAAATATGGGCGCTATTCAGATGACTTTTATTTGATATGTTCAAGCAGAAGTTACGCAAAGTGGTGCAAAGAAGCCATAGAAGTTTTTGTTAGCACCCTCGACCTATCGCTAAATGGGAAGACACAAATAGTTCCATTTCGTAAGGGAATTTCGTTTTTGGGATTCCATCATTATGTAACAGAAGACGGAAAGTACATCAGGAAAATAAAAGGCGAAAATAAGCGTAAAATCAAGAAGAAATTGAGTAATTGGGCAAAAGCTGTGAAGGCAGGGAAGATGACGTTAACAGAGTTTTATACAAAATATAACGCATGGAAAAATCATGCACTTCACGGGAATTGCAAGAAATTATGCCATTCTATGGACCTTTATGTAGAAGAATTGTTGAAAGGAGTGAACCAATGAATTATGTAAAAGCCCGATACGAGGGCAGTAAAAGAAGCTATTGTTTTGCAGCAGAGGAAGATTTAAAGCCAGGAGACGAAGCAGTAACTCCAAACGGCACAAAAGTCACAGTAGTAGATAAACCAGTAGACCTTTCGTGGATAGAAGCTTACGGAAGAAGCAATATTAAGGTGATCAAAAGAGCACCAGAAAACAATAAAACTGAATAAGGAGAATAATTATGAGTGAGAGATTTGAGATGTGTGCTGGAGAACGTGTAGGAATGATTGTTATTAAAGACAATCAAACTAAAGAAACAGGATTGGGATTTTTCAAAAGTAGAGATGATCTTAGTTTTTTGGAAGCGCTCAGAGACGCTGCGCAGGAATTACTAGATGTATTAAAAGCTGACAAGAATAATGATGCAGACAGTGCAGAGGACACAGAGCCGGAGCAGGAAGAGAAAAAACAGCCAGTTCCTTACAATGGCACAGTCGAAGTTGTAAAAGGTGATGACAAGCTTTTCCCGACAGGGTTGAAGTTTAAAGTGGTACAAGGCAAAATATCATATTTTTCAGGTGATTTAGCAAAAGACACTATCGCACTCGTGATGTTTAGCAGTTTTACACTTAAATCATTTAAGGAATTGAGTGAGTTATTAAACAAGATAGATATCAAGGTCAAGGAAGTCAAGGAGGGCGAGGAATAATGGCAGATACAGCAATTGTAGAGAGTGGAAAGCAGGCTGTGCAGCAGTCAACAAAGAGAGTAACCGATTATAGTCTTGGAATTTTTGGAACAAGTGACAATTTTATTATGGCTATGCAGATGGCAAAGGCACTGGCTGAATCTACAATTGTTCCGGCTATATATCAGAAGAATCCATCCAACTGTTTAATCGCCATCGAAATGGCGCAACGAATGGGTGCGAGCGCAATTATGGTTATGCAGAATTTATATCCTATTCAGGGTAGACCGTCTTGGAGCTCACAGTTCCTTATTGCAAGAATTAACAACAGCCACAAATTCGACATGGAGCTACAGTACGAGGAAACAAAAGACAAAGACGGAAAGCCTTTTTCTTGTACCGCTTGGACTACCAAAGACGGCAGACGAGTTGATGGTATGACAGTTGACATGCAAATGGCAAAGGATGAAGGATGGATTGCAAAGAACGGTAGTAAGTGGAAAACAATGCCACAGCTCATGCTTAGATATCGTGCTGCTTCATTTTTTTCAAGACTTAATTGTCCAGAAGTTGCAATGGGACTTTATACAAAAGAGGAAGCAGAGGACAATGATTTTGAAGAAAACACAAGTGAAAGTTTGCAGGAACAGATGGAGAAAGATATTTCAGAAAACGCAAATTCACAGGTATTTGAAGAACCAAATGAGCAGAATAAGGAAGCAAACAAAGATGCTTTGCCACCTTTTATGCCTGCCTGATCGGGAGATAGCCTATGGATGAAATCAAATGGAGAATAGAAGGGATTTTCAAAGCCAATGCCGCAAAGTGCCTAGACGAAATCGGAAGAGACACAGAGATAACACCAGAACAAGTACTTGAGAAAGCGAGAGACGAACAGTCAGAACTTCACAAGTGTTTTGAATGGAACGATAGCATAGCGGCAGAGAAATATCGCTTGCAGCAGGCAAGACAGCTTATCCAGTTCTTTGTGGTTGTACCAAAGCAGGACAATAAACCGCCTATTAGGCACTTCCAGATCACAAGTCAGAGAAATGTGTATATGCCAACAACGCATTTTGCAACGCAACCTGACGAGTATCGGAAGTTGCTGCAGAGGGCTTACGCAGAGCTGAGAAGCTTTCAAAATCGGTATAAGTCACTTTCTGAGTTAGAGAGTGTCTTTGAAGAAATCGACAAGATAGCCGTTTAAACAGTTTCAATGTTTAATTCGAGTGTTCTATGGATGGTGTAACGGTATGCACCATCTGAGAAAAGAATGGCTCATATGTCAAAAACATAACAGCGCAGGACAGAACATAACGCGATACAACATAACAAAACATTACATCATCTGCAGAGCATTCGAGTTAAGCAAATTTTATGGGCTAGCACGAGGTAGTAAGTAAATTGGTGTCCTATCGCCACAACGGGGAGAAAGAGGTTTAATATGAGAATTTTATGGGTAAGCAGACACACAATGACACAGGCACAGGAGGCAGACCTTCGCCGCATTTATGGTGAGGTTGAGGTAAAGCAGTTTGCGGACAGCGTTACATCTGCAAAACAGGTAGTAGAATTAGGCAGTGATTGTGACGTTCTCGCCGTAGTCCTTCCACCGGCTTTTCTTGCAGATCTCACAAATCCGCGTGTAAACCAGAAACCCGTGATTCGCGCAATCGCCAACCGCGTGGCAACTGGAAAGACAGTAGTAAACCCAGCAACAGGGAAGGAGGAGCCAGAAATGAAATTCGAACACGTTGCTTGGGAACGTGTTGTTAAGGTTGAGATCGTGACTGAAAAGTTATAAAAAATCTCAGCCAGCAAGGCAAAACAAATTTTACGTTGACTCAACGGCTATACGGGCTGATTGGGAAGATATAGAAAAAGGCAGAACATAACACAAAAACAAAAGGTATCCATTCTGTATGTGGCATAAGTCACAAAACAAAACACAGCACACAATAACATAATACATCATCAAATAGTGCAAGACAGGACATAACAAAGCACCATAATTTTTTTATGTCGCATACCGAGTGGATACCAACAAAACAAACTGGTAGCATTTGCAGGCAGCATGAGTTGCCAGCACAGAACAGAACGCTACAGAACAGCACACCACAACACACGACATCACATTTCATGTTGTTTGCAAGTGTTACCAGAACACTTGAAGCTTCCGTTTGAGACGCGGCATGAGCCGCAGAAAATAACATATGACAGTACAGCATATCACACAGCAGCACAAAATAGCACATAACATTGCATCACAACGTTCATGACGCGCCTCGAGCGAAAGCTTAGACCAAAACAAAAAAGGAGAACACAAATTATGACAAAGAAGGAAGAAACACAGGTCATCGAATTAAAGCCGTTAAGTATCAAGCAGGCAAGAATTATTATTGCAGGTGATGGAGATTTGGTACTCAACAAAATGAATGACTGTAACGCTAGAAAGTTGACCGACGAGAGAAAGAACAAGGCTAAGGACACAGCAGCTACAAATGTATGGGAAGAAATCATTACCTCTATGCACTGGTATGACGGAAAGCCTACAGACTTCACAGAGGAAGGTTTGAGAGAAGCACTGACCAACAATGCACCGTGCATTACGGCGTTTGGCTTGAAAAAGTCATTTGGACAGGCTGTTGTGCAGAACAAGATTGACACTTACGCAACAAAATTCAACGCTGCTGTAAATGTCATTGCAAAGGGCAATCTGGTTCCGATCAAGTTTGCAGAGCACTTTATTGATGAAAAGCTTATGTCACCAAAGAAGGGTGCTCCAGTACTTGTACGACTGAATAGATTCAGCGGATGGAGTGCAACATTTACCATTCAGTATACAGAGAATGCGTATTCTCTGGAACAGATATTAAATATTATTCGTCTTGCAGGTTTTGGAAACGGAATTGGAAGTGGAAGAACAAGTGGTTACGGTCGTTACCACATTGAAAGCGTTGAGGGATGAATGACATAGAACTTGAGAGAGGAGCTTTTTAGATGATTCTAACATGCTTAGCCAGCGGCAGTTCTGGTAATTGCTATGTTTTAAAGGATAACAAAGGCAAGATGCTTCTTCTTGATGCAGGAATCCCGATCATAAAGATCAAAAAGGGATGCGGTTGGAAAGTATCTGATATTGTTGGATGCGTTGTCACCCACAAGCATAGAGATCATTCAGAAGCAGTCAGTGATCTGGAAGAAATGGGAATCCCAGTCTACAAACCTTATGAAGATAACTCCTATATCGGTGGCTATGGTGAATTTAGAATTGTATCAGTTCCAATGAATGATGTGCATGGACGCTTCAAACATACCGATGCAGACGGTACAGAGTGTCCGTGCTATGGATTCATCATCGAGCATCCAGAGATGGGGCGAATGCTCTATATTACTGATACAGAGTTTGTAAGGTGGCGATTTAAGGATATTAACCATATCCTGGTGTCTTGCAATTACCAAAAGAAGTACATTTCAGAGGATGTCACTGGTAAACGATTGCATGTCATTAAGGGGCATATGGAGCTAGAAACGTGTGCAGACTTCATAGAAGCTAACACAACAGACGCACTCCAGAACGTCATTATTTGCCATTTAAGCGCAAATAATGCAGCGCCGGAAGAAATGGTCACAAGAATAAAAAAAGTCGCAGGAATGGCAAATGTGGACGTTGCAGAAGTAGGTAAGATCTGGCAATTGTTTAATTACGAAACATGTCCGTTCCTGTAAGAAAGGAAAAGCAAATGAGCAATAAAGAAGCAGTGAAGATATTAAAGAAGAAACTTGATACTTGCACCAGAGCAACTGAGCAAGCCTTGAAGAAAAAGGACTACAAGGCAGTTGAAAAATCAATGAGAACCGCGTTTGTATTCATGAAGGCACATAGCGCTCTTAAAAAGCAGATTCCACAAAAACTGGTTATTCTAGCAGACAAGAACGCATGTAGCTGCTCTGTATGTGGAAACATCATAAATGATTGCCTTGCTTCCTATTGTTCAAAATGTGGACAGAAGATTGATTGGGAGGATTGTTAAATGTCTATTGCAAAAAGCGATGAAATCAAAAACCTTTTGTTTAGCAATAATCAATTGATGGTTACGACAGCATATCCACATACCTATTGCCGTGCAGTACCCCTACAAACGGCATGTGAAATAGTCAACAACATTCTTGAAAACAGAGACATGCATAAAACAATTGCAGAAGAACCAGTCGTCTGCACATCAAATGGAAATGTATATGAATGGTGTTGCCCGACATGCGGCACACGGTATGAATCAGAAGCAGGTGCTTGCGTACACTGTCCGTACTGCGGACAGAAGATAGATTGGAGCGATTATGATTCTGAATGAAATTTTGAAGCTTATGGAATGCTTTCCTGGCAGCAGTATTAGCAGCAAGGGATACTTGCTTTTAAACAAGCAGCGTTCTGGTTTTTCCATAGCTGACATTGAGAGCGAGGAAGATCTTAAATGTAAGTTGCTTGAATACGTGTCAAGGGATGCTTGCAAAACAATGGTTTATCAGCAACACGTAAGGAACGTAAGATTCTGGAATAGAACTCGAAAGAGTATAAACCAGTATCTGCAGACGAATTTTTCTGACGATGACATGCTTGATATATACCAGTACTTAGGCAATGGTATCAGGCACAAGCTCACTAAAGAGTTTGTAGAAGGCGGATATGATCTAAAACTGATAAAGGAGGATTTGAATGGATGAGATTAAGATCGGAACTCCTGTCTATCACGTAGAGGAATACCGATTAAGCAACTACGAATTAAGGCAGAAAGGATTCGAAGGGTTCGACAACTACGGACTTGAAGTTGTTGAATCAATCGTTATAGCCGTGACAGACACACATTTTGATACGATAACCGAAAAACGCGACATCGGAAGCAATACGAATAATATACATCATTGGGAGAGATTAGCACTTGGAAGGGCAGTATTTCTGAGTAAAGAAGAAGCTGCAGAAGAAGCCGATAACCGTGCGCACAATATCCAGTTAGGATATCACTGTTCAAAATTTAGCCAGCGCCCAATGTATAAAAATTGGCTACACTGGCAAGATACAGCTAAAGCAAAGCCGTTTAAAAAGCAAACAGGTCATAGATCAAACTTTGTTGCAAAAAAAACTACACTTCCAGAGGAGCTTTACATCGCATGGAGAGATGGAAAGTTAACCGGACCAGAAGGTGCAAAGAAGATAGGTGTTTGCGTCACGACTTTTGAAAGATATGCAAGAGAAGAACTTGCGAAGAGAGGTGATAGGCATACCGTCAAGACAGGTAACAAAGTACCGCCAAAGCCTTTGCCGCCAATGTTTGATGATTGCTTTGAACAGTGGAAGCTCGGATTGCTCTCAGACGAAAAGGCAGCTAGACAATGCGGGATGTCGCATACAACATTCCGTAAGTATGCAAATATCCGTTTGAAAGAGATTGGAGAGCAGAGGAAGGGAATCCAGAGAGGGGTGATTCTTCCACCAAACTTTACAGACGTATATCTGGAATGGGAGCAAGGAGACATTGGATGCAGCGAAGCCGCAAAAAAATGTGGTCTTGAATATTACACATTCAGATACTATGCAGAGAAAAGATACAATGAAAGAATGGACGCAGGAGTGTTACAGTATTAAAGAAAAGAAGGGCTTCAAAGTGAAGAAAAGAAAAAAGATAGTCGAAAAGCCGACTACAACAGCAAAACGTGTAGCCAATGAACTTGTGAACGATTACATCAATAACAACTGTTATTATGATTCGATTAAGCAGTTTAACATGGTAGGCTATACAGCATCAGAACAAGAGGCACTTGTAGAGTTGAGTGAAGAAAGAATAGTTGAAATAGTTGAATGGTTGAAAACATGCGAATTTATGCAAATAAAAGATGATGCATACTATTATATTTTTGATTGTAAGGGATGCAGTCTTGAACAAGTAAGTGAACTTCATCATGCTATCTGGGACATTGCGTGTACTTTATCATACAAAGCAACATGCAGTATTGGAGATATTAAAGTAGCGTTTGATGGTGCTACTTCTTTAGGTGTATATACTAGCGGAAAAACGATTATTGCAGGATTTATTAAATCAGAAGTTTTGGGAGCCTTCTTAAAGGAATCAAAAGCTTTCGACCGAGCATTAGGAGGTAACAAATGAACAAAGTAATTTTAATCGGAAGATTAACCAAAGACCCAGAAGTGCGTTATACGCAGGGCCAAGAGACAATGGCGGTAGCCAGATATACACTGGCTGTAGACAGAAACCGTAAGCAGGATAACGGTCAGAATGCAGACTTCATCAACTGCATTAGCTTTAAAAAAAATGCAGAGTTTGCTGAGAAATTTCTGCACAAAGGAACAAAGATTGCTGTTACTGGACGCATCCAGACAGGTAGCTACACAAATAAGGATGGACAGAAGGTGTATACAACGGATGTAGTTGTGGATGAGCAGGAGTTCGTGGAAAGCAAGAAGAATACGCAGCCAGCTCCAGAACCAGCACCTGCAGGTGGATATGAAGGTTTTATGAATATTCCGGATAATGTGGAAGACGAAGGACTACCGTTTAACTAAAAAAGAAGGGAGAGGTTTGAGATGATTATTGTAAGACAGGATAGAAACGCCTTTTACAACTGGGACAATGTAGTTGACATTTACATTAACGGACTTTCAAGAACAGAAATATTATTAAAACACGTTAAAGGCTCAAACGAGTCGACTGATTACCCAATTGGCAAATATAAGAACGCAGAAAATGCCAAGGCTGCATTTGAGAAACTTATAGAGAACATTTTAAAAGAGATTCCACTTGTTGTTGTGCGAACCGATGAAGAAATTGAGAAAAGTCAGAATGTAGCGTAGGAGGGTATGGATAGTGGAAAAGAAGCATGAAATGTGGGAATTAAATCAATTGCAGTCCCTTCCCTTAAACGCAAAAATTCAGAAAACAAAAGACAACATCCAAAACTGGGTAAATGCCTTTGGAAAGGAAGCAGTGTATGTATCTTTTAGTGGCGGAAAAGATAGTACGGTATTGCTTGATATCGCAAGAGAGATTTACCCACAAATCCCTGCAATTTTCGTTGATACAGGCTTGGAATTTCCACAGATCAGAAATTTTGTAAAGATGTTTGATAATGTGGAGATTTTGAAACCTCAAATGAACTTTGAACAGGTCATCAGAAAATACGGATATCCATTTATTAGCAAAGAGGTTTCTGAGTGTGTATATGGTGCAAAGAAGTACTTGACAAGCATAATTGAGTCAGGAATCCTTGACCAGACAGACAGACAGACAGACAGACAGACAGACAGACAGCTTATCGAACTATTTCATCTTGAAGCAGTCTACGCAAAACAACATCATTT